TATTTAGATTCAGAAATTATCGAAAGAGACGAATATTTACAGGCTAAAAAGAAAATGGATGAGATGACAATGGGTTCTCTCGTTTATCAGTTAAAAGCAGGTGAAAGAGCACTTACTACATTATTGGAAACTATTGAAGGAGGAGAACTTGCTCCTAGAATGTTTGAAGTACTTGCTACGTTACAAAAATCAATGCTTGATATAATTAAAAGTCAGACCATGTATTTGATGGCTACTGAAGAAAGTGCAAAGCGAATAGCTAGAGATATTGAACTCTATAAAAAGAGAGATAGAGATGGCGCTGTTCAAGATAGCGGAGGTTCTAATGAAAATGGAAATATTCAAAGAGGAACTAAAGACTTAATGAATCAAATACAGGCAGGTATTAATCAGGCAGATATAGAAGATATAAAACCAGAAGAAGATGAGTGATAACGTTTGGATTCCAAAGGAAACGGGCCAAGCAACTTCAGAAAGACTTGTTTGGTCAACTAAAAAAATCAATGATTTAGAAATTGCGCTTGACCAGGGTTATAAGCCACAAGTTAAGATGCCTTTCTATGAAGGAAAGCAATTTTTAAGAAGGGGTAATATTGTATTTGAATACACTGATGAAGAGATTCAAGAGCTGGCTAGATGTGCGTCAGATATTGTATATTTTGCAGAAAAGTATGCAGTTGTTCTTACTGATGAGGGAATCCAGCAAGTAAAGTTGAGAGACTATCAAAAAGATATGTTGAGAAACTTTCAAAACAATAGATTTAATATATGTTTAGCAGCCCGTCAGATGGGTAAAACAGTTATGGCCAGTATTTTTAATGCATGGTTCTTAACATTCAACACAGATAAAAACACACTGTTATTAGCAAACAAATCTGATACAACAAAAGAAATTATCGATAAAGCAAAGGTTGTTATAGAAAATCTTCCATTCTTTATGAAACCTGGTATTACGAAATACGACGTAATGAATGTTAAATGTGATAATGGTTGCAGGCTTGTTGGTCAAAGTACAACTGCTAAAGCAGGTATTGGTTTTACAATTCACTTACTATTCTTAGATGAGTTTGCACATATACACCCTTCCATAGTTGACGCATTTTATGAAAACGTTTATCCAACGCTTTCTGCTTCTAAGGTGTCTAGGATTATTATTACAAGTACTCCAAATGGGTTTAATAAGTTTTATAAGATATACAGCGCAGCAGAACGTGGTGATAACGAATATCATCCGATGAGAATAGATTGGTGGCAACACCCTGATAGAGACGATGCTTGGTATAAAAGAGAACTTGGTAACTTAGGAACTGTCGAGGCTTTTAACAGACAATATGGAAATGAATTTGTAAGTTCATCAAATCTTCTTTTAGACCCAGGTTCTATGAAGAAGATGAGAAGTTCAATGAAAGAATATGTTCATCATGATTTTGATTGTTTTACAGACAATCATATAGATATAAAAGGCTTTTTAAGTTGGCATCCAGGATTTGATGTTGAAACTTTAGGAGATAAAGATAAATATTGGCTATTAACAGTTGATATTGCTGAAGGAAACGGAGGAGACTATTCCATTATTAATATATTTAGAGTCGATCCAATGACTAAGAAGCAAATAGAAAATGTTGTAACACCAGGAGCAATGTATGATTTCTTTAAGTTAAATCAAGTCGGTGTTTTCAGAAGCAATGAACATATTATTGAAGATTTTTCAAAAATACTTTATTTAATAGGAGTAGAATTACTATATAATGAAAATACCAAAATGATTATAGAATTCAACACTTATGGTGCGGTTCTTTTAAAATATCTACAAACAGTATTTCCTAGAACAAATGATTTTGATGAAGAGATGATTTTAAGATTTAAACATAGACATGATAGTAAAGGTTTAAAACATGGAATAAAGATAAAAAATGATAATAAGCCAATATTTTGTCAGAATTTTAAATCTTTATATGAAAATAATAAAATCAATATAACTGAATTTGAAACAACTAATGAGATAAGTCTTTTCGGTACTTTACCTTCAGGAAACTATGGTGCTCAGATGGGTCATGATGACCTTGCAATGTCAAGTATTATAGCAACAGAATTTTTTAATACCACGGCATATGCAGATTCTATAGAAGAAATGCTAGATATAATAGATCCGGATATTCATGATTTCATGGAAATGACTCTATTTAAAGACAATGAAGACCAAGGAGACTTAAATTTTGATATTTATGACCTATTATAGAATAATCTCCATAACACTAAGATATATACTTTAACAAACTAAAAAAAATAATTTCAATTATGGCACTAAGTCCTCAATTATTGCAATTCAAATCTAGTGGTGTTTACCGTCTAGAATTTGATAAGTCTCAAGTATCTAACGTTACTGCAGAGACTATTAGGTTGGTTGCTGGTCACTCTAGAAAAGGACCTTACAACACACCAGTATATTGCGAAGATACAGAATCTTTTACTCTTATCTTTGGTAATATCGACAAAAAATTAGAAAAGAAGGGAATGTTCTTTCATAGAAGCTGTTTAGAAGCTCTTAAAAGAGGTCCTATTCTAGCTATGAATTTAGCAGATTTTGATTCAGCTGATAAGGCTGATTACGCTGCAATCGTTACAGATGCTACAGACTCTACAGCAGCTAGTACAGTTGCAGATAAAGAGTATGAAGATTTTCATAACACTGACAAATTCATGTATCCATCAGATGAAGAAGTTTTAGCTACTATTGGTGGTACTGCAACTTCAACTGAAGCATTAAACCTTGTAAATCTTGGACAAGACAATTTATCAATTATCGTAAGACAAGCACAAGATGTTAAAGCATTCGAAGTAACTGCTAGAGAATGGTACGGAGAAGGAAATCTTCCAGATGGAGTTTCTGAATTTGACTATATTTCAGATTACATGGTAGACGTATTCGTATTTAAAGGTAAATTCGATGCATCTGCAATGGATGTTGACCCAGTATATGGAGATTACTTCTCAACAACTGGTTTATTAAAAGACAAATTAAATGATTTCGCAGATGAAAGATCTGTTTCTTTATTGGCACAATACACTGGTTCAATTTTACCAGGATTCCAAGATTTAGAAGGAAACGGTTTATATTTAGAGCAAATTATTAACTCAGAAACTAGAAGAACTGGTTTATTCTGTGCTGTTAATGAAGAAGCAGTAGAAGAAGGAAATTCAAATCTAAAAGGTATTGCAGACAATGCTTCTGATTTCGAATTATTATCTTATAAGACTTTAGCAGGAGCTAGAGGAATCGATTTTTCAGCAACTGACTTTGTATTTGCTTCAACTGGAGCTACATTTACATTTACTTCAGCTGCTGATGATGATTTAGATTTAGAAGTAGGAGATTATATGCCTACTCAAACTGGTAAATTAGCAAGAGTAAATAGAATTTCTCAAGCAGGTACTGCACCAACAATTTATACTATAACGTGTTCAGAAGCACCAGATAATGGTTTTGACCCAGCTACAGACGTAGCGTTTAAGTCTTTCCATAAAGCAGCTACAGAATACAGCTTATTTAATCTTGATAAAATTGTAATTTCTGAACAAACTATAGTAGATTGTTTAACAGCATTCTCATCAGGAGGTTTATATTCAGCTTTAACTGATAGAGATGTTATCGATTTAAGATATATCGTAGATACATTTGGTTCATATGAAGGTGGAGCACTTTTAAATAAAAACGAATTCACAAGAGTTGCTAAAGCTAGAAAGAACGTATCATGTATCTTAAATGCACCAACTGTTGCAGAATTTAAAAAATCATCAGACCCATCTTTTAAAGATGCATTAACTGGAAAATTCAATACTAGATTTATAAAAGACGGTGGAGATTTATCACAAAATCCAACAGGAATCTACGCTTTACCTTCAATTGCAGAAGGAGCTAACTATGGTTTCTATTATGGACCAGGATTAGAAGTAAGAGAAGCAGGTAAAATTAAAACAGTTGTACCAGCTGCTTACGTATCTAATAACTACATTGATAAATTTACAAATGCTCTTCCTTGGTCTATCGTATCAGGACCTAGAAGAGGAGTTATCACTGGAACTAACGTTATCGGTGCTGAATATCCATTCGATAAAGATGATAGAGATAATTTAGAACCATTTGGAATCAACCCAATCGTATTCGAAAGAGGAGTTGGATTGAACATCAAAGGTAATAAAACTGCACAACAAACTGTAAAATCAGCTTTAAGTTCTGCTCACGTAAGAGAAGTATTAATCTTCATCGAAAACGGATTAGCAGATATTCTTAAGGATTACTTATTTGAGTTTAACACTGCACAGACTAGATTAGAAATTAAAACTCTTGCAGATGCATTCATGGAAGGAGTTTTAGCAGACAGTGGAGTTTATGCATATAATAACGTAATAGACCAAACTAACAATACTAACGACGTTATTGATAATAACATCGGTATCCTTGATACATTTGTAGAACCAGTTAAAGGTTTAGAAATTATTGTACATAGAACTACTGTACTTAATACTGGAGATATAGCTTCAGGTAACTTCTAAAAATAATTAAGATAAATCAGGAAAGACTTCGGTCTTTCCTGATAAATTTTAAAAAAGAATTAGATATATAAAACATAAATAAAAATAAAAATAAAGAAATGGCATTACCACATTATTCAAACGACCAAACTAGCAAGAAAGGTAAGAATTTTGAACCAGTATTAGCGAATATGTTTGAGGTAACTATTCTTCCACCAGCAGGAGTTGGAGGTCAAGAATTATTAATTCAACATATTAATCAAATATCAGGTTTAGAACTTCATAAAGATTTGGGAACAGTAACTCAAAAATTTAAGTGGTCTACAAGGTCTTTCACAGGTGTTCCTGGAGATTCCTTCTTAGACGTTACCGTTAACTTCTCATTAAACTTAAACGATGCAAATCAAATGTATCTTTACAAAACAATGAGAGACTGGTACAGATTGGCATATAACCCAGAAACTGGAGAAACAGGTCTTAAAAAAGACTATGTTGGACAGATGGTTATTGTTCAATTTAACAGAAAAGGTGATATTTTTAGAAAAATCACATTAGATGATTGTTTCGTTTTCTCACCAATAAATCCTTTGGCTGAAAATAACTACGAAACAGGAGACGCACAAGCAATTGACGTTGTTTGGAGAGCTGACAACTGGTCAGAAGAGTTAGCATAATAACAAACCTATAAGAGAGAAGACAATATTAATGTCTTCTCTTTTTTTACACCGAAAACATAATATAATAATATTTTAATATGTCCAATAAGAAAGATTATTTAGTAGATAAGTTAATTAAAAAGATACAAGTTTTATTAACAGAGCCGGAGTTTGAGGAGTTAAATAACATAATCTTAAGCGAGGCTTTAAAAAATAAACAAAGACCTAAGTCAGTTAGCGCTTTTGTTAGAGAGCTAGTTAAAAAAGAAATAAAAAGAATTGATAATATAAACAATTCTGAAACAAAATAAATTAAACTAATATAAACCTTAAAAATTCATTAAAGATGACGGAAGAAAACAACAATGAAGAATTTGATAAATTCTTAAACAAAAAAGAAGAAGGCAATGGTTTTGATGATACATCAAACCCGGCTTCAAATGAAACGAACGAAGCTGCCGAAGAAGTAGACCCTATTGAGGAGGCTATTGAGAAAAAAGGATTAGGTTCTGTAAATATGGCAAATTATGGACGCCAAAGAGCAGATTCTACCGATACTGTTTTAGGTTATGTACCTTTAGCAATGGAAACTCTTTTTTCTAAAGGTAGATTTTACCCACAAGATGCTAGTATCCATGTTAGATCTGCTAAAGTAGCAGAAATTAGACATTTTTCAACAATGAACGAAGAGAATATCTTAGACATTGAAGAAAAATTAAACAATATCGTAAAATCTTGTATGCGATTTGAATCTAAGTCTAAAAAATTGTCTTATAAAGACCTTATGGAAGAAGACAGAATTGCAGTACTTTTAGCAATTAGAGACCTTACTTTTCCAGAGCCGGAAAACAAAATCATTGTAAAGGCCGAGAATAGTTATGGTGAATCTAGAGAAGTTGAAGTAGCTACACAAAACTTTACTGCGAATGAAATTCCAGAAGAGATTGAAAAATACTATGACACGGTTTCAAGATGTTTTAGAATTCAAACTCGTTCTTCTGGTGAAATTCTAATGAGACCCCCATCTATTGGAGTTATGGAAGAAGTTACTAAGTATATTAGAACTCAACAAGAAACTAAGAAAAGATGGGACCAGGCATTTATTCAAATTTTACCTTATATTCAATTAGACTGGAGAGGTTTCGGTTCAAAAGAAATCTTTAATAGTGAAATTGAATTCCAGGGTTGGAATGAGAAGAAGTACATGGTAGTATATAGATTAGCAGAAAAAATGAGAATCGGTGCTCAACCAGAAATGGAAGTAAACATCGAGGGTGAGGACGTTATGGTCCCTCTCGATTTCCCAGGTGGAGTCAAAGGCCTTTTCATTATTTCAGATCTCGCTGGAGAACTTCTTTAAGGCTAAATTCTATCTGGGTTTCCATTTGCATCTCCAGCCTAGTGAAATCGATGCTCTTGATTTTTATGAATATCAGTATTATGTACAAAATCTTACTGAACATCTCAAGAAGCAGAATAAAGAAGAGCAGGAGCAAAACGAACAAATGCAGGAACAGTACAGCACACAAACTCCTAAGGTCCCCAAAATGAGTGACTATGGAATGAAAATGCCTAAAATGTCTGGTATGAAAATGCCTAAGTTTTAGAGATATATAATAAAAATACTTAAAAACGTTGGCAAAACCATTCGCATCTCCATTCGAGAAATTATCAGGAGATAATCAAAAAGTAATAATTGAACAGCTTTCCCCAGGAGGAGAGCTGTTCAGTTTATTTGAAGAAATTCTAAAGCAGCTTCAAGGTACTGAAGAGAGAATAGAAAAAGACGAAGCCAAAACTAAAGTAAGTTTATTTGCCGGTTTAACAATGAAAGAGGCCATTGCCTGGAAACTTCTAGGTGAAAAAGGTCTTCAAGCGGTAGGTAAAGGTCTAGGTGCTATCGCCGAAGTTATAGATGGTATGCAAACTGGCGGTAAAGAAGCCAAAGAAAAAATGGATGCTATCGCAACCGGTATCGAAGCTGTAATGGGTATAGCCCCTAAAATTCTTAAATTTGCTATTCTTTTAACACTTGCTCTACCTTTCCTTATGGTTGCAATATTGGTAGTTCCACTCGTGGCAGTTCTGATGTTAGGTATTATGTTCGTAATGTCAATACTTAATAAATTAGCTGAAAATTCAAAAGAAGCCTATAAATCTATGGCTCTTTTAGGAGATGTTGGAGATGCCATTTTTAAATTTGGAGGAATGCTAGCACTTTCATTACTAGTATATCCATTTGCATTACTCGCATTAGTTGTCGTAATACCAACACTGTTATTAATGTTGGGCGCTCTTACTTTAATAGGGCGTTTAACAGACAAAGAGGCGTTAGAAAAACTCAATGGTCTAAAAGATCTTGGGATATCAATACTCTTATTTGGTGCTGCTATAGCTCTAAGTGGGCTTGTATATACGTTCGCACTTCAGGCAATGCCCATTGTTTTAGGTGTAATACTTGGATTTGCATTAGTATTCTTTTTATTAGATAAAATAGGTTTTGTAAAATCAGTGAATAAATCTGGTGAAGCATTACAAAAGGTAGGTATAGCCATATTAGTATTAGGTGCCGCTTTATTTATTTTTGGACTATTATTTCCACCAACAAAAGAAACTTTTCAAACTTTAGGATTTACAATGCTAGTGCTTGTAGGCGTTGCATTTGCGATGTGGCTAGTTGGAAAAATGTATAAAAAAATGAAAAAAGGTGCAATAGGCTTAGCTCTGACTGGACTTGCCATTGTAGTATTAGCATATGCTATTAAAAAATTCCATAAAGCATTACCTCCAAACCCATGGGAATTCTTTGCTCAATTAGGAGTAGCACTTGTAGGTTTAGGTGTAATAATGTGGGGTTATGGAAAGAAATGGAAAGAAATAGGATACGGAGCACTAGTACTTGCAGGTACTGGAATAGCACTTGCAGTTATGGGATGGGGAGTTAAATCAATGGCAGACGCCTTAAATAGTACTGGAAATCCTTGGATGTTTATGGCTGAACTTGGAGTATTTCTTGTTGGAATGGGAGTTATGGCAGCCGGTTGGGGTGCAGCATCTGTATTAATAGGATTAGGAGCCGCAGCAATGGGAGCTACTGGATTAGCATTGAAAGCTGTATCTTTTGGACTTAAAGGCTTTGTACCTATATTTGCAGGAAAAGAATGGAAAGCAATGGTAGGTACTCACCATCAATCTAAAGGTATTTTGGGAATGGGTGCAGGACCAGTATCTAATTTTCAAACTTTAATGGAAGCAATCGGTTATGGTTTTGCATGGAACCCATTAAACTCTGGTATGATTTTAGCAGGAGCTGTAGCATTAGGTGCTGTTGGTTTAGCATTGTCACCAATAGCAAAAGGTATAAAAGCAATGATGCCTGTATTTAAAGGAAACGGTTGGAGAGATATGATTTCCACTAAAGGAAACCCAAAATCAGGAGGTTTTATGGGAATAGGAGCGTCAGCACAAACAAATATTCAACTTTTAATAAATTCATTAGGAGAAGCATTCAAATTTGGTTTCGGTTCTATAAATATTGGAGCTGGAGCTGCAGCAATGATTGTTGTGGGTAATTCTTTAATAAAAATAGGTAAGGGTATTGCCGATTTCATGAAGCACAAAATAGATAAAAAAGTAGCCAAAAATATTTCTGTTATGGTAGAGTCTATAGCAGGTGCATTTGGTAGAATTGGTAAAAAATACGGAGGTGCTGGTTTCTTTGGTTTAGGAGCCGGTGCTTTATATGATGGTATTCAATCAACAATGGGAATGGGAGAAGCTTTAACAAGTATCGCAAAAGGTATGAAAGCCGTTTCAGTACTTAGATTCCCAACTTATGGAGACCCTAATGACCCTGGAAAAATAACTGAGTATATAACAGTTGACAAGGGTGCTATGAATAAAATTTCAGCAAATGTTGCTATGATGGTAGAAAGTCTAGCAGGCGCATTTGGTAGAGTGGGTAGAATGTTTCCTAATAAACCAAAATCAGGTTTATGGGGTTTCTTAGGAGGAACTGACAACCCTGTAAAAACAGGTATTCAATCTGTTTCCGGTATGGGTTCTGCACTTGGTGGAATTGCCGAAGGTATGAAATCCTTTTCAACTCTTAAATTTCATAAATATGATGACCCTTCAAAACCTGAGAAAATAACAGAGACAATTGATTTAACCAAAGGAGATGTACTTAAAAAAGTAACTGACAATATAGTTATGATGGTTGTTTCTTTAGCAGGAGGTTTTGCAACAATAGGTAGAAGATATCCAAAGAAAAAACACAAGGGCTTCTTTGGTACAACTTATACGACTACAGGTCCGGTAGGTGTTGGTATCGAGCAATCTTCTGGTATGGGTGGAGTTGTTGCTGGAATTGGTGCGGGCTTAAAAGACTTTTCAACACTTAAATTCCCAGTATATGAAGGAACTAAAATCAAAGAATATATTGATTTAACAAAAGGAAATGTTCTTAAGAAAGTAACTGCAAACATCGTAGATATGATTTTATCACTTGCTACTGGTTTTGGTAATGTTGCTAGAAGATTCCCTAGAAGAAAATATAAAACTTGGTGGGGCGCTACTAGATACGCACCAGATGGAAAAGTTGGTGAAGGTGTTAAGCAAGCATCCGGAATGGGAGGAGTAATATCAGAACTTGGTAAAGGTTTAAAAGACTTTTCAACTCTTAAATTCCCGGAATATAAAGGTAAAAAGTTAGTAGGGTATACTTCTTTAACCAGTGGAGGTATGCAAAAGGTTACAGATAATATCGTTGACATGATCGTTTCTCTTATGGACGGTTTTGGTAGAATAGGTAAGAAATATCCTTTCAAAAGAGCGTCTGGTCTCCTAGGAGAAATGGGTATTAATAATACAGGTGATGTAGGTGCTGGTATTGCACAGGGTAAATATTTAGGTAGAGTACTGGGAAATCTTGCAAGAGGTATTAGCTGGTTTGCCATATTGAAATTCCCTAGATATAAAGGTAAAAGAATTGTAGGTTATGACACAATGACAGGAGATGCTCCTAAGAAAGTGGCTAAGAATATATTCCAGATGATTTATTATCCAATGGATGCATTTGGTAGAATAGGTAAGAAATATCCAATGGGTCCACCAAAAGGACTTTTTGGTTCACGGCTATCAGGACCAGCTGGTCAAGGTATATCATCAGCAAAATATTTAGGAAGAACTTTAGCAACAATAGCAATGGGATACGCATATATGGCTAAACTTAGATTTCCTGAATATGGTGACCCTTCACGTCCAGATAAAATAACAGGTTACAAAACTTTAGCAGGAGATAATTTAAAGAAATTAGGTAAAAACATATACATGATGATTTATTACCCAATGGATGCATTTGGTAGAATAGGTAAGAAATATGGCGGAGATGACACAATGTTTGGCTTCAAAGTTGGACCTCCTAAAAGTGATGTTTCGAAAGGTATGAATCTTGCAAAAGGTTTACCAATGGCTTTAGCTTATGTATTTGCTGGAATAAAAGGAATAGTAAAGGACCCTTCTGTAGTTAAACTTGGTAGTATTGCAGCACGTACTATGAAAGAGATGGCACATGCTCTTTTAGGTTTTGATAAAGTAGGTTCATTTAAAATAATGTTTTTAGGAAAAGCAGTACGCTTCTTTTTAAAATCTTGGCAAGATGGTGTCAAAGGTTTAGGAGCTCTTTTAAAATTCCAAAGATTAGGAAGAACTGCACATGCATTCCAAAGAATGGCAGACGCATATACTCAAATAGGTGAAGTAGGGCCATTTGCCCACATGGGAATTAATAAAATGATAAAAATAGCACATGCTGCTAAATTAACAGAAACTGCAAAAAGTTTTAGATCGATCGCAATATCTTATGGTAAAATACAGGAGACTTCTCAAAGAATGAATTTAGAAGCCCTTGAAAAATCAACAGAAATGTTTAAAGCACTTGCATATCTTACTGAAAATGGAGGAGAAGATGCAATGGCTACGCTTGGTGATAGTTTAATTGAAGCAGTTAAAGAACTTGCATCTATGATAGCCAATTTTGAACAAACTGTAGAAGATGCTAAAGAATCAAACCAAGAGTTAGGTACTCAAATTGAAAAATCAAGCACTGCTATGACAGAGATGCCAGCATGGATGGCTAACCAACCAACACCTATTGGAGAACCAGAACCTCAACCAGCTCCGGCTGTAACACCTGCAGGAGGAAACATGCAAGAATTAATAGATATATTGACAAGTGGAGAAGCTATTATAAGAGTAAAAGAACCCATGGGTTAAACTTTTTTAGAATTTCGCATATAACATATAAATAAAAATAAAAAATATGTCAAAATTATCCGAAACAGTAAAGTACAAATCAAGTACGGTAAAATCATCTCATTATAATTTTAACGATTACACGTTAGAGGTTATGTTTAATACTGGTGCAGTATACGAATATAAAATGGTGCCTATCATAAATTATGAATTTTTTAGAGATGGTTTGTCAACTGGAAAGTCATTCAATGAATACATTAAAAATTTAGAAAACACTAAAATCTTTCAGGAAGAATGTCTTTAATCAGAGAAACTGCATTTTATAACGACAGCAATATTACAGGTTCAGCCTATAATGTATCTAATAAAAAACTATCGGTAATATTTAAAGATGGACATATAGATGAAGTTCAGTTAAGCGATAAACAAGAATACGATTTTTTCAAAAAACATGAAAATCAATCAAAGGCGTTAGAATATATAAAGAAAAAATAGTAAAATGGCAAGATTAACTTCATCTAAAGACAAGGTACAAAAAACAAAAAGACCAGGAGTGCATTCTAAAAACAACACATCTAGGTCTAAAGAATCTAAAAACTATAAAAAGAAGTACAGAGGACAGGGCAAATAACCCGGTTACATGGACTTACCTACTAAAATGGCCACATTAACAGCAGTTCTTGCATTTTTCGTAATAGGCTTTGCCTTAAACCACATTGACAAAAAGTGGCCAAATAAATAAAACTTTTTTAAAAAAAAGTCACTCCGAATTTTTTTATGTCGTTTATTATTGTTATATTTATACTATAATTAATTAATCAAAACAATAACAACGACAAATTTAGAAAACGTTAAAGATTTCATTAGAACAGCTAACCGAAAGGAGCTAAATGAAATTAGAACTATTTTTAACAGAGCAGTAACTCTTGTTCAGGAAGAAGAAAAAAGCCAATTCAAAATTGGAGATAAAGTTACAATTGTTCACGAAAGCAGAGACCCAGAAGAGGTTTTTGTAATTGAAAGAATCAATAGAAAAACTATCTCAGTAGTTGAATATTCAACAAACCCTTTTGCAACACAAAAATTCAAAGTATCACCTAACCTTTTAAAATCATTATAAGATGTCAAAGAAAAAATCATTTCCAATATTTACAATAATATTTCTAATATTTCTAACTTTAAAACTGGCTGAAATAGGACAGGTAGCTGCTTGGTCATGGTGGTGGATAACCGCACCCTTATGGCTACCTCTTACAGTAGGATTATTCGTAATAGGATTAACAATCACAGTAGGCGTAATTATAGCCTACATAAATAGTAAATTATAAACCCTTAAAAACCAAAAATTATGCCATGTTCAGATGCAGGAGCCTACGATTATTTAGATGACCACAGGACTCAAAGACAATTAGATGAAAACGAAGCTCTTCGAAAAGAAGTTTTAAGACTTGAAAAACGATTAGAAGAATCTAAAACTGAAAAAGAATTAAAGCTTGAAGCAGAACTTCAAACTGCAAAAATAGCAGCTAAAGATTTTGCACAAAGATTAAATAAGACAACAGAGCTTTTATGTAATGCAACCTTTATATTATTTGAAGAAGGATATTTACATGTAAAACCAAAACTTCAAGAATGGTTTAACAATCATACCGAAGAAGACGCAAGAAGAATGAAAACCGATTTAGATAAAATAATGAAGCGTAAAAACGGTACTATTCAAAGTCTTATTAAATGGTACGAAACCCTAGATGCAAAAGAGCAATGGGTATTTGAAACTCATAAAAATTTTAAAGGATATAAATTAAACTAAAATGGAAATAACATTAAACAGAAAACACACAATAGACCAGATAGAATGGGTAACAACTGAATTCGAATGGCCAGAAGTAATGAGAAAGGAATGGGTTTCTTTTTTAAGAAGTAAAAATATCCAAAAATTAAAAGATTTAGAAAGTTTGCCCATGAAAGAATTAAACGAAATATATGGAGAAGCATATACATTATTAACATAAAAATAAAATAAAAATGAAAAACATTTTAAAATACAAATTATTCGCACTAGTACAAATGATCGCTTTATTCAGTCTTCCAGTAATTATATACGGCCAATGGATCGAACCTTACAGCCTTGAAAACAACATTTGGATAGGAATTAATGGAGCAGTATGGTTACACTTTTTAGACCGAGCACGAAATGGTCTACCATCGAAAAAATTTTAGAAATGAGAAAGATACTACAGAAAATAGCATGGAAAACAAATAATTGGACTACTAAAATAAGTTTATTCAGTATTTATTTAGGTGGAGATAATCAAAAATTTGGATTTCAGATACTTAACATAGATAGAGGATTTATATGGTCAGGCTCTCTATTCGAAATCACATGGCATTTCCCAACAATTACACATGCTGGAGAACTAACAATCGATATTTTATTTTTATTTAAAAAATGGAATTATTGGTGTATTAATATGGACGAAAGAGTTCTATGGGGTTCAGGACTCAGTAGATGGGAGAGAATTAATAGGTATATTCATGATAAATTAAATCAACTAAGATAAAAAAAAGTGAAAATAAATCACTCCAGATTTTTTTATGTCGTTTATAATGATTATATTTATACTATAACAAATTAATAATAACCTTTAAAACCTTTAAAATATGCTAGATAGATTACAGCAATTCGTAGAGAGAAGTAACTCAACAAACTCAAACACTGATAAATTAAATGTCTTAAGAGACTATATATCAGACCAGGAGGTCCTTCAAGCCCTTAGGTATGTATATTCTCCATTTAAACAGTATTATGTTACTTCAAAAAATCTTAAAAAGAGAAGTGATCTGGTTAGCCCCATAGGAAATCAATTCGGTACTATATTTACCCTATTAGATACTTTAAATGATCGAGTTATTACTGGACATGATGCAATTGCAGCAGTAAACAGATTCATTCTCGAGAACAGACAATATGAAGACCTTATTTATAACATCTTCGACCGGAATCTTAAGACCCGTTCTACAACTTCAATGATTAACAAAGTTGTACCAGGTTTGGTTCCAACATTCGATGTAGCATTAGCCGCAACCTATGATGAGAAAACCAAAAAGAAAGTCAATCTTGATTCTGATGAATGGTACCTTTCTAGAAAATTGGACGGAGTCAGATGTTTAGCATTCTTCGATAATTTCGGAACTGTTACTTTCAAAAGTAGAAGTGGCAAACCATTTGAAACACTTGGAAATGTAGCCAAAGAACTTGAAAAACTGAAACTCTACAACACCGTGATGGATGGAGAGATTTGCATCGTTGATGAAAATGGTGATGAAGATTTTCAATCAATCATCAAAGAAATCAAAAGAAAAGACCACACCATCGAAAACCCATTATTTCAAATTTTCGATATGATATCTTTAGAAGACTTTGAGAATAAGACTTCTAGGGAAAAATTAAGTGAGAGACTTGATAATCTTTGGCTCGTAATGGAAAGACTAGAAGACGCACTAATATACAACAGAGTACTTGAACAAGACCTCTTAACCAGTTGGGATATGTTTGAGTCTAAGATGGACCTTGCCGTTCAAAGCGGTTGGGAAGGTCTAATGCTACGAAAAGACGATAAGTACCAAGGAAAACGCAGTACTGATATCTTAAAGGTAAAGAAATTCTATGATGAAGAATATATCGTCGTAGACGTAGAGAACTCCCCCAATCGTGTAATTGTCGATGGACTTGAAGTGGAAGAGATGATGCTAAAGAACGTCATCATAGAACACAAAGGAAATAGAGTACAGGTTGGAAGTGGTTTCACAATCGATGAGAGAAGAAACTATTTTGAAAATCCTAATAAAATTTTAGGTAAGACCATAACTGTTCAGTACTTTGAAGAGACTACAAATCAAAATGGCACCCATTCATTGAGGTTCCCAGTGATTAAAGCAGTCTACCAAAACGGAAGAGTTGATTACGTATAAACCAAAAACAAAGATGATTAGAATAATATTTATAATAGGAGTGGTAATTTTGGGAGTAACCTTTATTTACGCTTTAAAAGACTTTAACGATTCTCTATAAACCAAAAACAAAGAAAATGATGACAACAATATTTATAATATTAGTGGTATTAATGGGAATAGCCCTTATTGCCGGTATATATGACAACGATTCACTAAAATAAAACAAAGAATATGAGCAAAGAAATTATTATAGAAGCTTTAATTGCAGCATCAAAGTGGGGTGAATGGGCTTATGACTCAAAAGAAAGAGAAAGACAGGGTAAAACTAATCTACAAGACTTTAAGAAATGGAGAAGAGAGATAATGGAAGATATTTACAATGACTATATAAACCATGCTGATACAGACAGTTTACTCAGCTTAATCACAAAGCAATACGGCCCAATACTACCTGATTTTGATATCAATAAACCTTTATTAATGGTTTATGTAGATCATGAAGAACCCTTTGTATATACAGGAACAGGACCAGAATTGTTAGAAATTTGTAAGGAGTTGTTTCCAGACAATTGGGAGGATTCACAAGGAAGTGACGAGTCGTTTATAGAATGGTTCACTAATGAGCTATCCCGCGGAATAACTTGTGCATTTTATGAATTATAAGACACTCAAAAAGTATTTAGATAAAAACCAAAACAAAGATGAGTAAAGAAGAAAGATACACTGATAAAGAAATGTTACAAAGAACTAAAGTAAGTCAATTACCAGATCATTGGACTATACTAGATATAATTGAAGCATACGATGAACATGTGATTGGTCATTTACAAACAATTAAAGAATCAAAATCATGATTTGCAGAAAATGTAGCGAAAGTATTCCACAAGGAAGGGCAGATTTAGGTTACTCTGTTTGTGTTGAATGTTCAGAAGTAGAAAAGTATGGCTGCGTCGATGTTGTACAGCACAAGACTGGAAATACAATCGAAGTACTTTCTAGAAAAGATGCAGAACAGGCAAACAAATTAACTCAAAGGACTGGGTTTGGAACTCTAAGAAGTTTAAGATCTGGAACTAGTTCTAAAAAAGAAAAGCTGACATCTGGAAAATGTTGTTCTACTGCTTTTGTCGGAAACGAAAAAAGTTTCGAAAAAGTCGGAAAGGATTGCATGTTGTGGGTAGAACTTGAAGATTGGGAAAAGGTAACCTATACTCTTCAAAGGGCCTTAGATAAAAGAGACATCTCAAAAGGACAATGGAATCAATTGACTAAGATATTTAAAGAGTTTATGCCGAAAAAAGAAAACAAAGTGCAAAAAACGACTATAAAACCTGTAGATGAAGAAATTAGCCATGCATTTAAAAATTGGCGCAATTCAAAAATTTATAAATAAAAGTGAAAATAAATGCCCTCAGATTTTTTTATGTCGTTTTTTATTCTTATATTTATACTATAACAAATTAACAATATGATACAACTCAACTTATATCCAAATCAAAAAAAAGGAATCGACTACGAAATTTATAAATTTCCAGATGGTCAACAATCTATTAAAATAGAAGATTTTGCATTTCAGCATGATGTTTTAGAGGTAGAAATTGTAAGCCCTTTTACTTCATTCCTAGATTTAGAATTAATAATCTGTGCTAACCAAGCCCTTAAAGAAATGGGAGTTCAAAAAGTCAGTTTATATACCCCATATTTCTTAGGTGGTAGAAGTGATAGAAAATTCGAAGAAGGAACTTCAAACTATTTAAAAACAGTAGTTTGTCCAATTATTAACAGTCAAAACTTTGATAGAGTTACTGTTTTAGACCCACATTCAGATGTAATAGAAGCGTGTCTTAATAACTTCAAAGGAATCGATACTCTTGATTTTGCTGATCAGGTTTTAAAAGATGTAAAAGACCAATATTACCCAACATCGGAATACCCAGTGGTACTTGTATCTCCAGATGCAGGAGCTCTCAAAAAAGTATTCAAAATTCAGAAAGCTACAAAGATTGAAAATCTTGTAATTGGCTCTAAAAATAGAGATGTTAAAGGTCAAATAACACATACTTCTATTTCAGGACTGAAAGACATAAATATCTCAAACGCAACCTATGTTATCTTTGATGATATATGCGATGGAGGTAGAACCTTCCTTGAACTTGCTAAAGTTATAAAAAAAGAAAAAGAAAATGCTAGAATAGTTTTAGCAGTAACACATGGTCTCTTTACTAAAGGTCTTCCGATCGAACATGTCGACCATGTATACACCACAGACTCTATTGTTCGTGAATTTGAATCAAAGAGTCTTACTATTATAAATTGTAACAAATAAACCTATATAATATGAAAATGAATAGCTTATTTTTAACAGATGGTTACAAAACAGGACACCATCAACAATATCCAAAAGGAACAAACACTGTTTATTCCAACTGGACACCAAGAGGAAACAAGTACGCACCGAGAGGTTGTGATAAAGTTGTTTCATTTGGACAACAAATGGTAATTCAATGGTTAGTAGACCATTTCAATGAAAACTTTTTTAGTCAGCCTAAAGAAGAAGTTTGTGGCCAAATGAAAACTGAATTGTCAATGTACTTAAATACAGACTATGATGTAACTCATTTTGAAGAACTTCACGATTTAGGTTATCTTCCTATTGAAGTGAAATCTATAGAAGAAGGAATTGAAGTTCCTTTAAGAGTTCCAATGTTGACAGTGCAAAATACTGGAAACTTTGGATGGTTGACTAACTTTTTAGAGACTATTTTCTCTAACATGTTATGGCAACCAATGACTTCAGCAACAATCGCTTTATTATATAAGCGAATTTTAACTGAAGGTGCTTTAAAAACGGATAAAGATGCAATTGGTTTCGTAGACTTCCAAGGACATGACTTTTCTATGAGAGGAATGGGAGGATTTATGAGTACCATCTTAAGTGGACTAGGACACGCTGCCGCATTTAGTGGAAGTGATTCTTTGCCAGTTATTGCAGCAGCCAGAAACTACTATGATGAAGATGGTTTTATCGTCGGTTCAGTAAACGCTACAGAGCATTCAGTAATGTGTGCTGGAACTAAAGGAGATGAATTAGGAACCTTTAGAAGACTTATGGAGACTTATCCAACAGGAATATTAAGTATTGTATCTGATACTTGGGACTTATGGACAGTAGTCACTGATTATTTACCAACTTTAAAAGACGAAATCATGAGTCGAGATGGTAAAATAGTTATTCGACCTGACAGTGGAGACCCAGTAGATATTCTTTGTGGATATAACTCTCTTACGACAGACGAGTTCAAGGGCAAGGCAATCACTGTGGGTGATGCACATCCTGCTAATAAAGGTTTAATTGAACTTTTATGGGAAACCTTTGGAGGAACCACAAATTCACAGGGTTACAAAGTCTTAGACCAGCATATTGGAGCAATTTATGGAGATAGTATTACTCCAGATCGAGCAAGACAAATTATTGAAAGACTTGCTAGAAAAGGATTCGCTTCTACAAACGTAGTTCTAGGTATTGGAAGTTACACTTATCAGTACAACACTAGAGATACATTTGGTTTCGCGATGAAAGCAACCTATGTTGAAGTTGAAGGAAAAGGAAGAGAAATCTTTAAAGACCCTATCACAGATGATGGAACCAAAAAATCTGCAAAAGGTTTATTACATGTAAGTAAGAACCCAGAAACTGGAGAACTAGAACTAAGAGATATGGTTTCTAGAAAAACAGAAGCAGAAGGAGAATTGAAAACTATCTTCAAAGACGGTAAATTCTACAATAGAACTACCTTAACTGAAGTTAGAAATAAAATCTCTAACTTAATTACAAACCCTAAATTGGTTAAATAAAAATCATAGATAAATACAGCAGAGTGAAACTATTCACTCTGCTTTTATATTAAAAATATGCATTTAAAAGAACAAATAACATACGTTAAAAAAATTGTAGGTAGTTGCAAAACAGAAGAACAAAAAACTGTAGCAACTTCTTGGGCTGAAAAGTGGGCCAAAAGAACACAAAAGATATTCCCAAACGTCATAGACAATTGGGTAGATTTATTTATAGAGGTTATGCAAGTTGACTGTGCATGTTCAACTGGAAAAGTTGTTAAGTCACATAACCCAAAATGTAGTTATATGAATGAAATTTTTGGAGAAGATGTGGGAGAGAGATAGTAGACTTTTAATGGCTTTCCTTTTATTTCTTTTAGGAGTAATTCTTTTAGCTTCATGCGGAACCAGAGTAGTTACAATAAAAGAACAGATTCCTGTAACTTATAACTATGAAATAGAGACTCCACATTATAATTTAAGTGGAGCTTGTTTTCCTCAAAAAACATTGCGATTTTCTTATAAAGATACGGTAGAATTAGAATATGAATATGTTAGAAATATTAACAGATATATAAGGAGAAATGGCAAAAAATAAAAAGAGCGTGAAGACAATTAAAGTAATGAAAGAAGAGTATAAAACTCTTAAACCTGGTGAGTTCAGACATGTTATTTTAGAGAACTTTTTCTTTGGTTTAAGTGGAGCTATCATAGTTCCATTTATTGCTGTAAGACTAGATATTGCAGTTCTTATTTGTTACATGATTCATTACTTCTATATTAGCAAGGTTATTAACAGACCTAAATACGTTACCAGTCTTGCAAAGTTTCTATTATTCCCTATTCCTACTGCACTAGGAGGGTTCACAGGATACAAATTAGCATATTATATAAGTACACTACTATGACAAAACAAAATACACAGAAAGACTACGAGCATGTTAATTTAATTCTTAAAGAAGCAGAAAAGCACGGTTTAAGATGGGAAGTAGAGAACACGGCTACAAAAATAATAAAAGAATACCCAACTATGGAAATAGTAGATGCGTTCACCCATGCATTTAATGATTGGGTAAAATAAACTAAAATGGCAAAATTAATAAAAACAGTAATAATACAAAAAACAATTACTTACGAGGCAGATCTTTCTAAGCAAGAAATAGAACAGTACCTGGAAAATGAAGATAGCTGTGTACTATTTAATTTTGAAGAAACTGACTGTAAAGAAAGACAAACTGAATGGGTAAGAATTTACACGGACCAAACACCATATTAAATGACAAGAAAGGAATATGAAAATCAGCTTAATTCATTATTAGAGCAGATTCAAGAATTAGAAAAAGTACCAGGAAAAAGATCTTCTGAAAAAGTAAGACAACTAAGAACCGAAGTAGCAAGAACTAAATTAGAAAATTTAAAGTTTTCTAATGTTTTACGCTAAGTGATAAACTATTTTTAACTTTTTTATATAATACACATGAAACTTATTTTAGTAGGAAAAGCAGCAGCAGGAAAAGATTATTTAAGAGAAAGATTAGAACATAAATCTTTTATTTCTGGTGTAAGTCATACAACACGTCCTCCAAGAAAAACAGAAACAGACGGAGTAGACTATCATTATACTACAGAAGAGAAATTTAAAGAGCTTATAGATTCTGGAGAAATGTTAGAACACATGATATTTAAAGGAACCTATTATGGTTTAACAAGAGAAGAGTTTGATAAAGGCGACATACTTATTATGTCTCCAGAAGGTCTAGAACTTTTACCAGAAGATATTAAAAAACAATGTATGATAATCTATTTAGATATCGAACCAACTACCAGATTAGTCCGATTAATCTTACGCGATGATAAAAACGATACATTAGAGCGTAGATTTGAGGCAGATGAAAAGCAATTTAAAAACTTTGAAGAATTCGATTTAAGGGTAACGAATTCCGAATTTTAAAGATATATAACTAACACCCTAAAATTTATATTAAATGTCAAAACTAGAAGACTTAAAAACAAAAAGAGATGAACTAGAAGCTGAAGCAACAAGATTAGCTGAATTAGAAGCATCCAAAATTTTCACAGTAGAAATTGATGATGTGAAAATGATTAAAACAATCCAAGACCACCTTAACAAAGGTTACACATGGACTACAAAAAATGCAGCAATTATCGTAACTTTATACGATAAATTGAAAACTGAAAGAACTCGAATCACTAAAGAATTTGCTGAACTCGAAACAGACCAAGAGGTTGCTGATTATCAACCAGTTCTAGAGTTAAAAGCATATGAGCTTAACGGACTTTACCAAGCCCTATTGAATGTAAATGGCGAAGGTATTGAAAATGCTAGAAAATTCATTAGAATGCTAACATTAGTAGGAGAATCAGTTACAACAGCAATGACTGAAATGTCAGAGTCTAATAAAGTCATGACTGATTTACATGTAGAACTAAATGACGTTGATGGAACTATCCAACATTTAGAAGATGCAGAAAACAGAGAAGAAGTCGAACCAACGTTAACTAGCGAGGGATAGGATTTATATGGAAGGTAAAACTTATATAACATCAAACATGCAACTTGGAAGGCCTTCTGCCATTGGAAAATGGAAACGGCCTTTCAAGAATGTTGATGAAATGACAGAAACTCTAATTAAGAATTGGAATGATACTGTTACGAACAGAGACGTTGTATATCATTTAGGTAACTTTGCATGGGACCCTAAAACAGCTTACGATTCAGTAATGGCTCTTAATGGCCGAGAAATTTATTTTATTCAAGCAGAAACAGATGCTCCTTTATTAGAGCTTTGGCAAAAAGATACGCTACCTGAAAAAGTCAAAATTATTGATGACGTCTGTTTTGATGCTGAAAAAAACAGAGTTTACTCATATTGGCCTTTAAAGGAATGGAAAAACAAATCCAAGGGATCTTATAATATTATTGGGTATCCAAATAGAAAATACAAAACTAATCCCAAAAATAAAGTTATTAATTGCAGCGTAGAGCAATGTAACTATAAACCACAAGATTTAGAATCAATACTAGGTCTTCTCAATGAAATAGGATAAAAAAAATTGAAAATAAATGCCATAAAGTTTTTTTATGTCGTTTATTTTTGTTATATTTATACTATAATTAAAAAACATAAAAAATATGAAACAAGCGACTTACAGAGAATTAGGAGAAAACTTCTACAACACACGAACAGAAAAAGACTATAACAAGCTCTATTTAAGAGTTAAACCAGGTCTAAAGAATTACATATTCAAAATGGTAAAAGACAGCGAAGTGGCTGAAGATTTACTTTCTAATACTCTAGTAAAATTGTGGACTAAAATAGACCAATACAATCCAGAATGGCAAATCACAACTTGGTTATATAAAATTGCATTCAATGAGTCTCTTGCTTATATTAGAGAAAGAAACAAAAAGTCTTCTCTAGATGGAATGAGAGATGCTGGAGTTCAGCTTTCAAGCAGTGGAGTTGTTAATGATTCTATCTCAGGTCTAATTGCAAGTTTTGAACAAAAAACTGAAGAAGACTTCATTATGGAAGATGAAGAAATCATGGACCAGTATTATGGAGCTCTTAAAGCAATCAATGATTTAAAGCCAATGTATAAAGGTATCATGGAAGACCGTCTTATCAAAAACATGAAATATGAAGATATTGCAGATAAGCACAACGTTAATCTTCAAACTGTTAAAAACAGAATTCGTAGAGGTAAAGTATTAATCGCAGAAAATATTTAAAAATGGATAAAGATTTAACAGAAAAAGAAGTAGAGATGTTAGTAAGATTAAACTCTAGAGCTATGAAAATAATTTTAATAGAAGAGCATTTCTTAAAAAAGAAATTAAGAATCGATACTAAGTACTTAGATACTCTTACGACAAAAGAAATAGACGAAATACTAAACACTCATTGCATTGAAAAATAGTAAACTCATAAAAATAACCTATTATGTTTCAGGAGAAACTTCTATCATAGAAGTAGAGGCTTTAACAGAAAGTTCTTTAGAATTTTATATGGAACAATATCAAAGAAATAGAGAAGCTTTTAAGTGGGAAATTGTAGAAAATAAACAGGATATATAATATTCACTCAGAATATACATTGTTTAAAATGAAAAATTGCATTGTACGCATACTTGGTAACGATCTTAGCGGTATTCATGGAGAAAATCAAACTTTTTCAAATTTAGAATTTACATTAACACACGAACAAGATTTCCAAAACACTGATAAACTCTATATTCTAAATAGGATTGTAAATAAAGAAAAGCGCAAAAGAATAATCAATCTTTTAAATAAATACAACACTGATTATCTAGAGATAAAATTTTTAAAAGAAGATTTCGATAAATGGTATGAAATTGAAGATGTTTGTAAAAAATGGAGTGATTCAAAAACACTTAAAAATATTTTAAAAAATAAATATCGACAAAGAGAGATTTATGAAAGTCTCAAATACCTAAATAGATACGTTATTAATATTAACGGTGCTAGAAATTTTGCGCTTGACTATTGCAAAAAGAAATATAAGTGGAGCTTTATTTTAGATTCTAATTCATTTTTACTAGAAGATTTCAATAGTATCTTAACAAATGTAGACAGCAGTGTCGAATATATTGCTATTCCACAGATAAGAATTCATTCAAATGATGACATATTTTTACCAGAAAAACTAAATAAATATCAAAAGAAAGAACCTCAATTGATTTTTAAAAACACATCAAAGATTACTTTTAATTCAAATATGACATATGGCGTCGGCGATAAGGCAGAACTTCTTAGAGTTTTAAATATTCCTGGAATTTGGGATATTTGGAAAAATAGCGATGTACTATTTGGTATTAAAGACAGGCCAAAGGAAGACGTCAAACACTTAATTACAGGTAGGATAATACGCCTTAGCCATTATAATAAAACCATGGATGATTCATATACCAATTTTTTAAATAGATTAAGCGGTTTATTTAATTTAATAAAAGAAATTAGAGAAGGAAAATATGATTAAAAATTATACAATTTATGGCGAAAGAGCCTCTGGAACTTCTTTTTTAGAGGAAGCAATAAATTACAATTTTAATATTGAATTAACTTGGGATTTTGGCTGGAAACATTTTTTTGGCCATGACCAATTAATAAATACCAACGAAACTTTATTTATAGGAATTGTTAGAGACCCACATGAATGGCTTAATAGCCTTTATAAGAAGCCATGGCACTTAGAATATTATACTGACATTTACGGATTTTTAAACGATGAGTTTTTTAGTATCAATAATGAAAATACAAAGTGGCAACATCTTGAAGAAAATGTTAAGGGAGTTACAAAAAAACTAAATTCTGAAATTATCGAAGATAGAAATATTAAAACAGGAAATAGATATAAAAATATATTTGAGTGCAGAGAAGTTAAGTTAGATTATTTATGTAATACTATGCCAAGTTTAGTCGATAACTATATTTTAATAAAATATGAAGATCTTAGAGATGATTACATAAACACTTTAAAAAATATAGAAAATAAATTTAAAATAAAAAGAAAGCACCACAATATCGCCAAAATCGAATATTATAAAAAGAATAAAAGTAAGAAGTTTATTAAATCAAATAATGTTCATTATATAGACATCGACTTTATTAGAAGGCATGGATATTTTAATTCTAATACAGAAAAAAAACTGGGATATTCATGAATTTAATTTACTATTATCATTTACCTAAATGCGCCGGAACTTTCATTGCTAGGAATTTGCAACAAAACGCTGATAGCAATATTCATCCAAAAAGCCCATATTTAGAATCAGAAATAGAATTACTCAAAAATAATAAAAATCTAAAAGATAAAACAGGAAAGAGTATTTGTTACAATTTTAATAGACTTCCTGTTTCATCTCTTAAAGATCTCGGAGTAAGAAATGAGTGTAGTAGACAAATAAACGATTTTTTAGACAATATAATTAATAGCAGATTCGATACTGTCTATGTTCATCATCACATGGGATATCCTGGTATATTTGATTTAAAAGATAAATTAATAAAATTAAGAACAGCTGTTGAATCCACCGGCGGTAAACTTTTTCTTTTTACATGTATTAGAGAAACTGTAAGTTTTATAGAATCCAAAATTAATTATCAAGCAAATAACAGAAATAACGATACAGATATTCAAAGACAAATAAAAACAAAGTCTCAACATAATGCACAGTCCAAATATCTATTACATAATCATTCTAATTTATGGCCACATCAAAAAATAGATATTATGCAAGAAGACGTAATAGAGACTTATGATTTTTTAGATAAAGTTTACACCACAAAAAATGTAAATTCTATAAAAAACGATATTAGCTCTATAATAAATAAAGAAATAGTATGGGATACGACTAGAAAGAATGTATCTACTAAAACATATGAAATACCGAAAGAGCTATATACTCAATTAAGAGAATTGAATCATATAGATTCTTTTATTTATAAAAAATACGAATAAAAATGAAACATATTGCTATCATATCTTATGGTTGTTCTGGTACAAATGCTATTGTTGACCAATTATTAAACAATTCTAATTTTTGGTTTCATGAGAATAAAGAGCCTTTAAATGTTAATAGAGAACATTATAATGGTTATCTTAAAGATGGAGATGCTCACTGGTACAATGACCATATTAGTAAAATGATAAAATCTGCTGAAAAAGAAGGAAAGCTTCTTTTAATACATATTAAACCAATGCATTTTTTAGGTCTTAAAGTTGACCTCCGCGAAGGTATAGAAATGCTATCAGATAAATTTGACTTTGTAACAATCAAAAGAAATAATTATTTAGCCATACTTTCAAGTGGACATTTTAAAAAAGCTAGAAAAATAAAAGGTTCAAAAACAGTAACAATTGATGAAAATAAAGTTAAATCAATTTTTAACATTTTCCAAAGAATGGATCTGACAAACAGCGCTATTCAAGAATATACAAAACCAAACACCATACACATTGATTATGAAAAGGAGTTAAATGTTGACACTAGAAATGCAGCAGATAAAATAACCAAGTTTTATAATATTTTTGAAGATTACAAATATGAACGAAAAAGGCATAATTTTCATGCTAAGAAAAATCAATGGTCAAATATTTTATTAAAAGAAAAATTAAATAATTTTAAAGATATTGAAAAAGAACTTTATGGAACTATTTATGAGTGGATGTTAAAAGAGTAAGTAAAACAAAATAAAAAAAGGATATATAATAAAACAAAAAGAAAAACAATGGCAGAAAAAGAACACATATTAGATACTATCTTAAATACGGTTAGAGAATCATTAACCGAAGAAGTCAAAATATTTTTAGCTAGGGATGGAGAAGATAACGAAGTTTTAGCAGTTGAAACAAAAGATTGGCAGAAAGGTCTTTCAATCGATCAGCTAGTTAACAGTTATGGAACTCTTAGAATCTATCAAACAGATTCAGAAGAAGAAGCAATTCAACAATTAGCTGCAAGTATTAGATTTTCAATCGATAATATGTTGAAAGAAGAACTTCCTTCTGACGCTGAAAAAGAAGATAAAAAATAACCGTTCGGGGGATTAGCTCAGCTGGCTAGAGCACTTGCCTTGCACGCAAGGGGTCATCAGTTCGACTCTGATATCCTCCACAACAAAGCTCTATTAATTTAGGGCTTTTTTGTTTTAAACAAAATCTAAAAACCTTATATAAAAACCATAACTTTTAAAATTTAAAAAATGAGTGAACGAGAAGTAATGTTAGAACTATTAGAACAATTACAAGTTACATTAAATGATGTACAAGAAGATGCTACAAAATTTAGTGAAAAAGGAAACAAAGCAGCTGGTACTAGAGTACGTAAGCAAATGCAAACAATTAAGACATTGGCTCAAAACGTAAGAGTTGCTGTTTCAGAAGCAAACAAGGCTTAATTGAAGTTTTAATTTAAGGGGCTTAACGGCCCCTTTTTGAACAAAATCTAAAAAGCATATATAATAAATATGAAACTTATAAAGAATTACATACTTTACCCATTCTTACACTGGTTTGGCTTTTTTCAAGAAATGAGAATTTGGCTTTTGTTTATGAATAAATCAAAGTCTAATAGAGAATTATTAGAAAAAAATGAATTAAGAGTAGATTGGATAGGAAGAGTTTACGGAGTTGTAAATGTTCCTGATGAAGTTTTAGGCGCAGCTGAAGAAATTCAACAAGCATATGTTTTAAAAGAAATGGGAAGATTTGGTTCTGTAATGACTGAGTTGAATCTTTCAAATATTGTATATCCTCAAATGCAAGAAATTAAAGGATCTGGCGCATATTTAGTTATATTTTGGCCAGTACTTGATAAACTTGATTTGATGTCAATTCTTTTAAATATATTGGGTTCTTCTGCATGGCTTTTTGCGAATTATATAATTATAAAACTTATTATGAAAACAGGTGTTTTATCAATTATCTGGGACTTTATATATAATTTATTGTAAAATATGGAAGATTTAAAAAAATACGCAGACGAAATTTCTTTTAGGTTATTGGCAACTAGAAATCACGAAGATTACGAATGGCTTTTAGAAATTTTAAAAAAAGTTAGAGATAATAATGCTGATAAAAGTAAAGAAGATTGATATAATCAAGGAGTTTGAGGTAGAAGTAGAAGGAGAAACCTTTATTTTTAAAATCGTAAGAAATGGTAATGCAGTATCTTACTTTATAGATAACCTGCCTTATGACCCTAAATCGCCATTTCATGATGAATTCATGAATCATTGGCCAAATTCATTTCAAATATGATAGAAGAAATAAAAAGAGTCTATAAAGAAGACGGAAAACGTTTTTATGAAGTGACTCAAGATGGTAAAGTTATAGCAACTTTGCCCTCAGTAACAACCGTTATGGGCTCTATGGCTGATAAGTCTGGCCTAGAAAAATGGCGGCAAAGGGTTGGTGAAGAAGAGGCTGATAGAATCAGTAAACTTTCGATGAATAGAGGGACCATCATGCACCGACTTATAGAATTATATAAACCCCTGCCAGGTTCACCTCAAGAAAAGAGAGATTATTTAGAAGACACTGCAGCAAAAGATTCAGAAGTTATAGAAATAACAGATCTTGAAAATGGGCAGCTTTACTATAATGAGGCTTGGAAAATGTTCGATAAGTTCTGGTACAATAATAGTAGATTTTTTGGAAAGGTTGATGAAGTTCTAGAATCAGAAAGATTTTTATGGACTGTCAAAGGTGGTGAATTCGCTGGAACCCTGGATAATGTATCAAGATTAAAAGATGGTACTGTAAAAATCATTGACTATAAAAACTCTAGAAAACCTAAAAGAAGAGAATGGATTCAAGATTATTTCAGACAGACTGCAGCCTATTGGATTGCTTATTGGGATAGAACTGGAATAAAAGCAGATGGCGCTGAGATATGGATAGCCAATGAAATAGATTTAATGCCACAATGTTTTGAACTCACTAAGGATGACTTAGAATATTATTATAAGAGTTTCATGGAGATAAGAAAAGCTTTCCGTGACAAATTTAATTATTAAATTAGATATATAACTTATTAAAAAAAAATAGAACTATGAATAAATTCAATCAATTTTTTAAAGAACACGGAATAAAAGTACTTTGTGTGCTTTTACTCTTAAATTATTTCAAGTCATGTTCAACTTCAAGATCTGTAGCTAGAGTAGATGAAAACATCGAAGTGGTAGATAATAAAGTTGAAGAGATTAGAAAAGAATTCGGAGAGAAAATCATATCAGCTCCAGAAATGATAGAGATTATTAAAAACACTCCAGCATGGAGAACTCTAGAAATAGAAGAATTAAGTGACAAGAATAGAATTCCAATTAATTCTTTTAAGAATAAAGAAGAAAACTAATGAAACCAAGTTTAGTAAGAAAATTCATTATAGGAATATTTTGTTCACTTTATATCCTAGTATCATTAATATCAACTGTCCACGTTATTGACTTTTTTGAAATAGCAAACCCAAGTTGGATGGCGATAACCTTAGCAATAGCTTTTGAAATTGGAGCAGCAGCTTCTTTAGCCTCTCTTGTTATTTTAGACAAGATGAATAAAAGTTTAGTTTGGGCCCTTTTTATAGCAATTACATTAATGCAGATGCAGGGAAATCTTTATCATGCATTTACCCATATCGGAGACTATACCCAGTGGTCAGAATTGTTTTGGTTATCTGAAGAAGAGCCATTATTTCAAAAAAGAGTCTTTTCACTTGTTGCTGCTGGTATTTTACCTTTAGTCGCTTTAGGGTTTATTAAGTCCTTAGTAGACTATATTAAACCAGGAGAGACTGAAGAACTTAAAGAAGAGTTAGACGATATTTTAGATCCTCCAGGAAATCCAGAATACATGCCACATGATTTTGAATTATATCCAGAAGAGTCTGAAATAGACCCTCTAGATATTGCTACTAAGGAAAATGAAGATAATAAAAGGTCTAATATTTTAAAAGAAGAGGATGATAAATGATATAGGTTTTAGATTACCTGATCTGTATTTAACAAAGCCGATAGAAAATAATTCTTTAAAAAATATTAAAGATGAAAGCTTCACAGTTATCAAAAGAATCTTTATGATAAAAAGCGAAGTCAACTCAGATTATTATTTTATGGACTTAGACGTATCTTCTGGCTTTACTCTTTCAGCTAGAATAATACCCAACTACATTATTGCTGGAAGTGCTGCTAAACAATTAAAAAATGCAGCCATAAAAAATCAGAACACAGAAGCCCCTCATTTTAGAATAAAAGTATCTCTTTATAAAATAAATGAATATAAGCAAATTTGGAAGTTTGAACATTTTACTAAAAATGAAAGTGAAATATATAAAACAATAAAACAAATAAAAGAACACTTGAACTATGAGCTCAAAAAATATAATTCTTAAATTTGGAAGCGAAGGAGAACTTGTTGGAATACTGCAAGGAATCTTAGGTATCAGGGTAGATAATCACTTTGGTAAATTAACACACACTGCGGTAACAAAATTCCAAAAATCAAAAAAATTAGCAGCAGATGGCATCGTAGGTCCATTAACATGGAAGTCTTTAGGATATGACCCAATAGAATTTGAATTAGACACTGATAGGTCTTCATACGAAAATTGGATAGAAAAATATCATCTTCCAAAAGGAGAATATATTCATAAAATAACTAATAAAGAATGGATAATGCTGCACCATACAGCAGGAAGACATAACCCTTACAAATGTATAGACCATTGGGCTAGAGATAGCAGAGGTAGAGTAGGTACCAATTATGTAATTGGTGGTACGTCTTCAAATGGAAAAGATGCAAAACATGATGGTAAAGTCTTAAGAGCAATTGATGATGAGTACTTTGGATGGCATATAGGAAAAGGTGGAATCTATGCACTTAAAGAAAATTCAATAAGTATAGAAGTTTGTAGTGCAGGTGGTTTAAAGCAGAAAAATGGAAAATGGTACACTTGGTTTAAAGAAGAAGTTGACCCAAGTCAAGTTTGTATTTTAGACAAACCCTTTAGAGGATATAAAGCATTCCATAAATATTCAGAAGAACAAATAAAATCTTTGAAAGCACTTTTAATATTTTTAGGAGAAAAGCATTCAATCAATATAAAAGAAGGAATGGCAGCAATGCTTCACTCAAACGTTAATGCATTTGAATGGAATAAAGCAGTATGTGAAGGTAAAATAAAGGGAATCATAAATCATACAAATGTCAGAAAAGATAAAAGTGATATGTTTCCACAGCCAGAACTTATAGAAATGCTATTAAGTCTTTGAAACTAATTAAATAAACCTTATATAATATTTATGGAAAATAAAGAAATGACATTACAAGAAGCAGTAAAAGTTCTACATCAAGTTGCAGAATTAGCTCAAAAAGCTGGAATACTTTCGATGCAGGATGCAGCATTAACATTTAGCGCAGTGAATGTAACTACTAAAGAAATATTGAATAACTTTCCAGTTGACAAAAAAAGTGACCCTGCGTTAGCTGAATCATGAATCAGGAAGTTAAAGAAATATTAGATAATATCAATAAACTTCAAAAAGAACTAGAAGCAATTCAAGAAAACTGTACCCACGAAGAATACAATATTGAATTGATAGAGGGAAGTTTAAGAAAAGTCTGTAAGGCTTGTAAGAAAAACATAGGATACGCTAGTCAAGAAGACTTGGCAGGATCGGGATATATATAAAAAACAGCATTATGAAAAATAATATAAATAAATTCTTAGAGCTTTTTTCAGACTTTGATTTAGTAGTAACAAAGTCCGGTAAATATTCAGAATCAGATGAATATTATAGAGAAGTTGTAGAAACTGAATTAACTCTTTCTGAGCAAGACCTTAAAAGAAATATTAAAAGATTAGAAAAAGAATACTCTGCCGCTAAAAGAGCATGGAAAGCTGGTAAATTACAAAGAGAAGAACTTTTTGATTATGAGTGGAGATTATATGAGTTAAAAGAAGAACTCAAAAAAATCCAAGGTGAATGAAAGAACTTGTTTCAAGTCACATTATAGAGTGGGCATTAATTGCCCTTTCTGCATTTTTAGGATTTGCATTAAAAGACCTAATACAAAACTTTTTTATAGGACTTCAATTCTTATGGGGTCATGATTTTGATGTAGACGATATTGTATACATTAAAGGAAATAAAAAGGCAAGAATAGTCAGACAAAATATATGGAAGACAACATTTTATGTTTTTCCACATCAAAGAAAATTCATTATTCCAAACTCTATGCTTTGGAAACTAGACATAGAAAAACAATTACCCTTAAATAATAACGATTAAATCTAAAAACAAATGTTAAGTTCTCTATTTTATGGCTTTTTTGGAGCCGCATTTCTAGTATTTTTAAATTACATGGTCCTTAAAGTTTACAAGCAATTTCCTAAATATGGCATAGGACTTGTATGGGGAAGTCTAGGTATCAAACTTATATTTCTTTCAGGTTTTACTCTTATGATGAGAGAATTCATAAATCAACCAGTCATGTATGCCTTTCTTATTTTAGCAGGCGTTATATTTTCTAACATTCAAACTTTATTAACTTTAAATAAAAACGGTGATATATAAACCGTTATGAGCCCAAACGAGTTAAACGAAGCAAAACCCTATAAAGACAAAGGAAAGATTCTAGTGTTCGATCTTGATGACACCATTATAGTATCGGCAGCCAGAATCTGGGTAACCAATAAAACTACTGGTGAAAAGTTCTCTTTGACACCAGAAGAGTTTAACACCTTTCAAAAGAAACCTAGCCAGATTTTAAATTTTGATGAATTTCAAAGTTTAGAAATTATGAAAGCTGGGAAGTTGATTAATTACTATTTCAAAATCTTTAAAGAAGCATATAGAAATAAAATAGCAATTGCTATTGTAACAGCAAGAGATGACCATAGAATGATTTATAGATGGTTAAAGGAGCATTTGAAATATCCAATAGATTCAGATTTAGTTTTTGCTGTAAATGATAACGCACACCATAAATTTAAAGGTGATATTGCTGATAGAAAAAAGGAAGCATTTAGAGAAATTATTGATAAAGGTTTTAATGACCTGCAATTCTACGACGACGATGATGCCAACTTAAGATTAGTAAAATCTTTAGAAGACGAATATCCAAATGTGACCATTTCTACTATTAAGGCGAAAAAAGCACATAGATAATGAATAAAATACCCAGAATAATCCATCAAATATGGATTGGTCCAGACCCAATTCCACAACATTGCACGGAATTTTCAGAAGAAATGAAAAAAATGCACCCTGAATGGGAGTATCATTTATGGGGCAATGAACTATTTACAGAGTTATATAAAGATGACATCTTTTTACAAAATTATATAAAAAATCCAAAGCTATACAAATGGGCGTATATAAGTGATAGGGTAAGGCTCCTATTATTAAGAGATTTTGGAGGAGTTTATGTTGATGTTGATTCGAAACCAATAAGACCTTTCGACATTATTTTAAATAAATGTAACGATGAGCATACTTTTTTTGCTGGAATTAAAAGAGTAAGATGGAACGACAAGGTTAATGAAGAAAAAATGGGTTGGATTGTAGACTGTACTGTTTACGGCGCTGCAAAAAATTCTAGAACTATAAATTTAATATTAGGAACTTATAATAATGTTAACTGGGCAAATGGTGGAAGAATGTTTAGCAATGAAATATTAAATAATATAGACACTGATATGCTGATTTTAAGTAAAGACTATTTTTATTCAAATAGTATTAACGATAAGACAATTATTTTGCATGATGTAAATCAAACTAGACTTAATTCATGGAGGTAATAAACTTTTCTGAATTTCATGTATATATAATATAATAAACCCTAAAAACATTTATTAAAGATGGACAGAATTTCAGAAGAAGCCAAAACTTCTGAAATGAAACCAATTCAACCTCAGGAGGAGTTTGAAAAAACCTTACAACAAGAAGATCTTTTCGGTATCTTCTTAAGCGAAGGTACAGATGATGAATCAGATGATGATATGTTTCTTTTCGGAGTAGGTGGCCCAGCTTAAAACATTAAGGACTCTAAGGAGTCCTTTTTTATGCCCTCAGATTTTTACTTGTCGTTTATTATGATTATATTTATACTATATAAAATCAATATATAACTTATGAGAATTAAACCAATAAATGAATTCATGAATATTTTAGAAGCACAGCAGAATCTAAAATTAAATGTACCAAAAGATGTTAAAGACCTTCATAAACTTTTTAAGAAGAATAAAAGGGAATTATACATTGTTGGAGGAGCTGTCCGAGATGCACTTCTTGGCCAAAAACCAAAAGACTTTGATTTAGCAACCGATGCTAAGCCAGAAGAGGTTATAAAAATCTTAAAATCTGGAGGAGTTCCAACAATTGGAGAAGTTGGTCATCAGTTTGGAGTTGTAATTGCAAAAACACCAAATTTTGCAGAAGGAATGGAAATTGCTACATTTAGAGAAGACATTGGAAAGGGTAGAAGACCTGATGCTGTAGAATACTCAACAATAGATAAAGATGTTCTTAGAAGAGACCTTACAATCAACGCGTTGTTTTACGATATTGAAAGTCAAAAAGTAGTTGACCTGGTAGGAGGAGTTGCAGATATTCAAAGTAACACAATTAGAACAGTTGGTCGAGCTCAAGAAAGATTTGATGAAGACCCATTAAGAAAATTAAGAGCATTGAGATTTGCAGGTAGAACAGGAAGTAAACTTGAAAAGAATACAGCAGAGGCTATAATTAGCGATAACAGCTTAGAAGATATCAGTAGCGAAAGAATTAGAGACGAGTTTAAGAAATCTGTAGAAAGCGCAAAGTCTGCCAAGTTCTACTTAGATATGGTTTCGGAATTTAGTCTTTGGGGAGTAATGTTTCCCGGCTTGGAAATCAACAAAACATTTTTAGATACTAATAATTGGCTTTTGCAAATTACTCAGTTGTTTGGAGATAACCAAGAAGAACTTCTTAAAAAAGAATTAAATAAGATGTCTTTTTCAAATCAAGAAATAGATACAATTATATTCTTTAAAAGATTTTTAGAACTTAAACCAGAAACTGCGTTTCAATTAAGTAAGGAATGGAAAATTGCAAAATTAGATAAAAAATTACTTTTAGAATTTTCTAAGATAAATAAACTAGACCTTAAATTAGTAAAGGCATTCTTTAAATACAAACCTTCTACGAATGGAGGTCAAATAATGAAAGAATTTGGTCTTAAAGGTTCTGCAATTGGAGATAAAATAAAAGAAATAGAAACAGAAAAATTTAAAAAATTACTATAAAAATGGCACAATTAATAAATAAATTTGAAAAAATTAATAGGTTTAAAGCAGGCGTCGACGTTGACGTTGTATTATTGCAAGAACCTACTGTAGAAACAGGAATTGAAAAAAGTGAAGGACAAACCGGTATTTTTGTTCACTCAGAAGGAGGAGAATATTCCGTTTATTTTTACAACACAGATACTTCTTCATGGGAATTATACGGTGCGGTTTCAGCTGAAAATACAAGTATTAATTTACAGTGGGCTCCTCATCACAGTGCAGTTGCATTTACTACAACTATTCCAGAACATGTTTTTAGAGTTGTAGGTTTATCTGGTGATATTATTATAGATAGCGACTTAACAGATGGTATTAGTAGTGAGGGAGATTCACTAGTTGTTAGTCAAAATTCTTATGCATTGAAAACTGTACAATTAGCGGCTTCAGCTGCTGTAAATTCTTCAATACCTTCATCCGGTAAATCTAAATGGTCAAATTGGATGGGTCAGGCTCCAGGTTTTCAAGCTGGAAATATGGAATATGGCGGAGCTTCAACTTATGGCGAGGCTACACAGTTAACATTTCATAAAGAAGATGCAAATGGAGACGACCAATCAACATTTTTAGACCAATATTTAAACGCAAAATCTGGTCAAATTAAAACAATACTTGATGCCAACCCTGGACATAACAATGTTTACCAAATAGTAGGAGCAAGTATAGATGCTAATGGAAATTATGTATTTGATGTATATAATGTATCGTATGACCAGATAGCAGTTAACACAGGAAGTACTGAAGTATATTTTGTACTTGTAGGAGCTGAAGGTGCTAAAGGAGACGACGGCGCTGATGGAACTTCAGTAAAATATGCAACTACATTTAACGGTCCACATTCACTAGGTGATGATAGAAATCCAGGTAATGTAACGTTAGGTTCAGTAACTGTAGATACTGGTTTATCTTACCAAAGTGGTGATTATGCTATAGTATCTTTAGATGCTGGTCCAGATAATTTTGATATAGTACAAGTAACTTCATATGATAGTGCTACTGGTGTAATAACATGGAATAACATTTATCAAAGTACACAATCTTCATTTAGTTCTAATTGGAATATCAACTTAACTGGTATACCAGGACTAAAAGGTGATGATGGTGCAACAGGACCTCAAGGACCTGCTGGGGCAGATGGAAACAATGCATATACAGATAGTGATGTTGCAGACTACCTTAATGGTAATTTAGATGGACATATTATTCCAAGCGCAAACGCACAATATGATTTAGGAAATGCAGAATATAAAATCAGACACCTTTTCTTAAGTGATAACTCAATGTATATTGGAGATACTTGGATAAAGGCCGAAGGCGATCAGATAAAAACGCCTAATCTACTTGTGGGTGATATTAACCTAAATAATGAAGGAAGAGAAAATGAAGTAGATGGTACTTCTGGACACTGGTCGATTCAAGAAGGTTCTGACGATTTATTTTTAATTAATAGAAAAACTGGTAAGAAATATAAGTTTAATCTTACTGAAATGTAAAAAACCAAATATATAAGTTATGGAAAAATGGAAACAAATATTCGAAGAGACATTAAATGAAGAAGTTAAGTCTCCTAAAGGCTCAAAAGCTCGTCAATTACAATTTATGTTAGATAGAGCAATTAATCTTATAGATGAGAATTTAGACTACAAAGAACTTGCAGCTGCAGTTGCACTACAATTAGAAGATACTTATGGAGAACATAATTATAAGCCATTTTTAAAAGAACTAGAAAAGCAATTAAAATAATGAAGCATTTAAAAGAATTTGCAGCTTTTTCTAAGCAAGGAAAACATTTAGTTGATACTGCAACAGGACTTCCGTTAAAAGCACTTTCATTAGATGCAGTAAATGACAACATCACTGTGTTTTTTAATGAGAAACAGAATATAATGTTTCCAGCTGGAAAGGTACTTGCATATTTTCATGATGAAAAATGGTTACCTTTATATGATGAAGGTAAAGCTGGAATTTTGATGTTTAACCCGATGAGAGGAAGTCTTAGTCAATATGGGGCGTCACCTATCACAGATATTTGGAAAAAGAGTTATAATAAAAGAATTGAAAATTCAGAAATGATATGGTCTTGTATAGAGGGACAGGTAACTGAAGGATATCTTATTATTGAAATGATGAGTACCAGACCAGGTTATAAGAGAAATAGCATTAATAAGAAAATGTTAGATGCCATTAGAAAAGACCATAAAGAGCCACTTGTTTGGGACTCTCCAACTGAGGACGGACTTAAATTCATAAAAAGTTATAGTGGAGATGATGCTAAGTTCTGGTTTGCTGGCAAATACGGAAGACCAAAGAACTTTTTAAAATTATACCCTGATGGGGAAGAAAGAGTTATAGAATTTTAAAAACTCTTGAAAACTTTTTGAAATCTGGATGAAAATAATTCACTCCAGATTTTTTTATGTCGTTTTTTATTGTTATATTTATACTATAATTAATTAATCAAAACAACAACAATGAAAATGACACAAGAATTTAAAACACAAACATTAGGATTCGCCGGAACTATCTGTGAAGTATGGAGAGAAAAGTACGCAAACGGTCAAAACTGCCTAAGATTGGTAGATTCAGAAGATGGATTTACTTTTTGCACAGCATCTGTAGCCTTAGAACATGAGATGGTCAATATCGACGAGAATGATGTTATAATAAAAAACTATAGCGAGAACGAAGGTATTCTTACAGCACTAATAAATGCTGGTATTATTGAAGAACCACATAGAGCATTTTCATATAATTACGTTACATTATATGTTTGCAAATTAAAATAAAAATTATGAAACAGTACACTCAATTGTCAATAAATGAAAAAATACAAATTAAGCAATATGCTATTAATTTATATGGTAAGAGGTGGCATACAGCAGTACCTAATTTTATTAACAGATTAAATGAGTTACAAATTCACACAATTTTAAACTAAAAATAATTGAAAATAATTCACTCCAGATTTTTTTATGTCGTTTATAATGATTATATTTATACTGTAGTTAACAATTAATAATAACCTTTAAAACACACAAAATGAACCAAACAATTCAACACTTTTTAGACCAAATAAGAAAAGGTCAATATAAAGCAGCAGCTCAAATTTACTTTAATAGAGCGTATCAGTACAAAGCAGAATTCGATGAAATCCTAAATAACTGTTTTCTCGATCCTTATTATAACGGCGTAAAAGAAGTTGTTATGTTAGAACTAAGAAATTTAGAATCTTACGGAGAATATAACGACCAAATATAATAGACATGATCAGAAAGAAACAACCCAACAGAGAAATCATCATAGACCTAACAGGTCCAGATGGAAACGCATTCGTACTACTTGGAAAGGCTAGAAGACTGGCTAAGCAACTAGGAATACCACATCAACCAATCGAAGACGATATGATGTCAGGAGATTATGAAAACCTTTTAGAGGTATTTGATAAAAACTTCGGATCATTCGTAATTTTAGAAAGATAATTTAAAAACAAATAAAAATGATAAAAGAAAGATTAGTATCAGTAGAAGAGAGACAATCGATTTTAGATCGAATTCAAACGGCATTAGTAGTTGGTAATTATCCGACTTCAGCTAACGACCCTCTTATGAAAGACTTACAAAGGTTGATAACAGATGCAACCGAAAAAGTAATTAATAAAAGACTTAATAATTTAAAAATCAAATAAAAACAGAAACCATGAAAAAAGAACAACAATTAGACGACACCTCAATTTTTAAGCTTATTAAGGAGCTAGCTAAGAAGTATCCAAATGATGCAGATTTAGGAGGCGCAATACGACTAGCAATTATTAACACAAAACCAATATTATGATAACATTCGGAGCATACTTTTTAATGGGTTCATCAATACTTTTAATGGGTATTGCAATAGGTTCCCAAAGAGAAAACACAAAATGTCAGAAAAAATTAGGCATGAGCCATAAAGAATGGCAAGATCTGTGGGAAGAAGAAGATTTCACAGAAAGATATCAAAAACTTAATAAGTAAATTATGGAAGACCTCAAATTCAAAAACATAGACCTAGCAGAAACGCTAAAAATATTAAAAACCATTTGCATGTATACTACAATAGCAATATTCTCATTATGGGCAATGTACTCGGTAATATCATTCGCAGTATGGTTTTTTACAATGATGTTTCTCTATCCAACAATAGCACTGGTTGTTTTGTTAGGAGGATTCTTAGCAATGTTAGGAATTACAAGAATGATAGAAATTTACAATAACAAATAAAAACAAAAACAAATGAAAATATTTTTAACTTTAATGGTATTCTGGTGTTTAACAATGACAGGATACTACTACATCACAGAACCAGAAGCAGCAGGCACAATTACATGGTGGGCAATGCTAACCCTATTTAATAATCAAAATCTAATAAAATTACATAATGAAAAAAACGAAAAATAGATTAGAATACAGAATGTACGGATTGGTACCATATAACATTAGCCCAATTCAACAAGGAATTCAATTCGGCCATGCAGTAGTAGAATATGGTTTAGAACATGGAAGAACACGTGTAATTAATGATAAAGTTTGTACTTATACTCAATGGGCAAGAAATGATAAGACATTCATTATCCTGAATGGTGGAACAACTAGTACCAATCCTGAATCTCCAGGTACATTGAATTACGCAGAATCTGAATTATATTCAATGGGTGTTCAATTGTCAACCTTCCATGAACCAGATCTTGGAGACCAATTAACTGCCGTAGTCTTTTTAGTAGATGAGCGAGTTTGGAACAAAGAGAAATATCCTGAATGGGATGGAACTCATAGGGGCCAAAAGGTACAAACCGGTTTGGGCCCAATAGCACATTACAAAAACCTCTTTGGCGAGGATGCAACTTGGGTATTAGAAATGAGAGAATTCCTTTCTAGATTCAAACTAGCCTAATAGAAACATTTTAAAAACCGTTAATATAAAATATATGTTTAAAAACAAAAGAATATCAGAAGTGATGCCTCATCTAGAATCAGTTGCTAGAGACCATGGTCTTAAGTTGAATCTAGTTAGAGATTTTAAAATAGCAAAAAAACTTTTATTAATTAGATATTTGTCTTATGGTAATTTTAAATAGAATAAATCTTTGCCTTACTTTTTTATACATTCCACTTTTTCCAATTGGAGAAAACTTTAAATCTTCAATTGTTATTGAAAGAGAAGAGAAGATAGAAGTTGTAAAAGTTGTAGAGGTAATAGAAGAAGAATCAAATCTTTTAGAAGCAATGATTCAAGTAGAGAGCAGAGGAAATGAAGCTGCAGTTGGAGATACTCACATGGACGTTCCATCAATTGGAGTTTTACAAATTAGACCTATTATGGTTAAAGAAGTAAATAGAATTCTTGGAAAAGAAGTATATACTTTAAAAGACCGGGCTAGCAGAGAAAAATCAATTGAAATGTTTGAGGTTTGGAAATACCACCACCATAAAAATTCAAGCGATGAAAAAATAGCAAGATGTTGGAATGGAGGGCCCTTAGGATATAAATATTCAGGGACAGATCATTATTGGGCTAAAGTTCAATCGGAGATGCAAGTTAGTAGGTAGGTCCATGTAACCGGCCAGCATATAAAAACGCCACTAATAAAAAAGATATATAATTAATAAAAATAAATTAAGAAAATGAGTAGAGTTTTAACGTCAGAGGCATTTATGTTAGTCAACGGTTTAGATATTCAACATTCAGGAGAATGGGAAGATTATTTAGAAATGAATGCACAGATAAATGGTTTAACAAGGGAAGAATATGCAGCATACTATTTAAACACACAATGGCAAATGCAGTGTATGGAAAGTATTGTTACTTTATTTGAAGCTAAAAAAGTTACAAGAAAGCAATTAGATAAGGCTCTTGGCGAAATCACAAGAATTACTCAAGATTTGAAAGCAACCGTTCTTTTATGGAAAGATGCTAAAGAAAATGGAAATGGTGCTAAAGAAAAAGAACATTTAGATACTTTAAAGAAATTAAATGCTGAGAAGAAAGAAGCAGAGAAAGAAGTAGAAGGGTTTATTAAAGGACTTGATAAGAATGTAGAATTAGACATGTCAGAATCTGTTAATGAAGGTTTTAGCGCAAAAGAAAAATCTTCGGTCGAAGCTATTACAGTAGCTGTTGAAAATTGGTTAGGTGATTATGACAACGTTGAAGATTTCAGAGAGTTTGCAACCCATTCTACACATAAAGATTCGAAAGAAAAGGAAAAGATAATAGCAAAAGCTTTATCTAAACTTCGAATCATGAATTTTGATGATGGTGAAAAAGAGCCACATGAGTATTTGATTAAGAAAAAATCTAAAGAATTAACAAAACATATTGCAATGGAGCTTGGTCAAGCTTGGGAATCAAAAGTTAATGAAGGTACTGAAGTTACCAAAGATATGTGGGACAAAGAATGGCCACTTAAAAAAGTATTTGGAAAAGAATACGAGGCTAATTTCGCAAAAAGAGTAGAAGCAGCAATGTCAAAAGCTAAAGACGAAGAACAAGCTGAAGAATGGGCTTATAAAAACTTTAAACAACTTCCAAACCCTGCAAAAGGAATGACTATCGAAGAATCTGTATTTAACGAAGCTAAATTTGTGAGCCACTATGCGCCTGGAGATGAATTTATGCGAAAAAAAATCAAAAGTATAGAATTGATTGATAAGAGAAAAGAAATTTATACTATAACATACGTAGATGGAGAAACTCAAAATGTTCAAGCAGGTACAGGAATGCAATTTCACGTAAAACGACTTTTTGATGAATCAATTGTGAATGAGAAAAAAGGAGGCCCATGGCCAGAACAATTAGAAAAAGGTTTAACCCACTGGGGTCACAAAAAAGGAAGTCATGTCAGAGAACTTAAAACCCTTCCTTGTAGAATTGGAAGAAATGCAAATGATTATGGTGGACCTAACCATGCACAAGAACTTGCAGACCTTAATATGAAAGACCCAATGGTTAAGAAATTCTTTAAGCCTAAATTTAAAACTAGAGCAGATGGAAATTATGTAAATGACTATGTTGAACTAATTCCTAAAAAGGGTTATTTATATAAATTATTTGTAGGTACTGGAGGATTTGAATATTTCTGTTTAGCGATTAAGCCAGGAGAGGTTTACATATTTAGAAAATATGACCGAGCATATAACCAATATGAATATTTCCAGCATGAAGAAGGTATGTCAACAAGATCAGGAGTATTTGATTTTAAAAGACATAGAGAAGAAGAGCAATGGAAATGGAATAAACAAGAACCAGAAAGCGCTAGTCATATCGTAAAAGTTGGATGGGGAATCATGGATATTGGTCTAGAGTATACTCAATTAGAACTTCCATTCGAGCATCTAAAAACTTATGAAAGTTTTGTTACTGAAAAAAAAAACCTAACTAGTGAAATTAAAGACGCATTAGAAAATGGTTTAGTTAATGTTGGAGGAGACAGGGTTAAAGTTTCTGTTACAAATAAAAACCAATATAAAATTTATCCATACGACTCTCTTAGTGATGGTGATTGGACAAAAGCAGATTTACGAGATAATTTCAAAGATTTAGTTGACGACCTTAATTTTGCATTTAATGGGAAATACGCATTTTCACCAATTGATGTTACTAATAAAGAATGGATAATAGAATTACTCTAAAATAATCCCATATCAAATCTATCTTAAATATATTTTAGATATATAAAAGAAAAGATAGATTGATTATGCCAGACAAATCAAATGCTGAATTAGTAAAAGAATTAATTGATGCCTTTACGGACTTAAAGACTAAAATTGAAGACCCAAATAGAGTTTATTTAGAAAGTTCTATAAAACAGCTTATCGAAAACCAAAACGATATGAAGGAAGCTATTTCAGGTTTAAAGAAAGAAATCTTAAATCCATATAGTGGGGTTGTTGTAGAAACAATCAAAAACACAGAATTCAGACAGAAAATGGAAGAAAAGGGAGACCTTGGAATCGATCTATTAACAGAGCACAAAGAACTTATGAAGTGGAAAAGCCAAATCACAAAGATGGGATGGATGGTTATAACTACTTTATTAGGTATGTTGGCTTTTTTAATAACAGGAAACTTTTAAGATGGTTGCAGATAGAATATCATTAATAACAATTTATAGGTCTCTTTTACCGATCGATAGAAATGACGGTAAAATAGAGTCTATTTTGTTGAATAGAAAAAACGACTATGGAACAAAATCAATTCCTAAGTTTAATTCATTAGAAGAACTTAAGGAATTTATAGATTCATTTTATCCATACGTACCAGCATCAAATTGTAATTGTCTCACTAGTAATGAGGGAATATATAATTTAGTAAGTTTTAGTTTTAAAAACAAGGGAGAGCTTGTTTATGTAAACAATCTTCCAAATAGATTTGAAACTGCCAAACCAGATAAAATCAATAATATTCATTTTAAAGGTTTAACTAAGATAAAATCTATAAATGTAGAACTTAATAAACTTTACGGAGAATATGTTTGTTTTCCTTACATAGAATATGGTTACATTGGATGTGATTATATTGAGATGGTAACAAATGAAAGATACGACGACTTAATAACACTATACAAAAAAATAAAATAAAAGTGAGTAAACCTTTAGACCAATACACAGCACTAGATTCACAAGCCTTTGCAGATAATATTCATAGAGAGGCTGACGGATACTGGAAACCAATTTATCCAAGTGAATTGAATAGACCCCTTAAACATGTCGAGGCGGACTATAACTACAAAGTTCTTACAGGAACTTTAGCAAATTATAGAATTTATCCATCTGCATTACCTCCTGGTTCTACAGGAGTTGCAGTAGAAGATTTTACTGGAGATGACAATAAATTCTTACAATTAAAATATGATGTCACAGAAGGTTGGTATTGGACTGTAGCACCCGCTGCCGGAGTTTCAACAGATGAAAACGTAAAAATTTCAGCAGCTGATACAACTTCAGGATATTTAGAAGATAAGATTGTTGCTGGAGCAAACGTCAATATTACTAAACAAAATACAGGTGCTAATGAAACTATAGAGATATCAGCATATACACCGCCTGCAAGTATAGGAACATTAACAACCAATGGTATTATTTCAGGTCTTATTACTAACTTTGCAGTTGGAACAAACCCTGAATTTGTAGATTGGAACGGAACATTAAGTCCGGCTTCAACTAATAATTCTGCTTTGCACATACCTTTCGATATGAAAATAACGAAAGTATCTGTTAAGTATCTAGACACTACAGCAGCAAGTGTAGATGCAGCCTTCGATTATCAAATAAGTGTAGGTAAATTAACTTCACCGGGCGCTTCATCGGATAATGCAAATTATGTAGATTATGCTGGTGGAAATAACGTTTTAAATTTAACTTTTGCAAATACAGATGGAAATCATTTCTTTGAAGAGTCATCTGCAATTTCTCTTAGTGTAACAGCTGGAGATGTTTTAGTAGTTAGAGGTCATAAAGTCGCTGGTAATAATACAGGTGGAAGTAACGAAGAGGTAATGGTAACTGTAGAATATGAAAAAGACTACGATTATCTTTTATCTGGAGCAGCTGGACCTACTGGAGCAACAGGAGCAGCTGGACCTGCTGGAGCAACAGGACCTGCTGGACCTGCTGGACCAACTGGACCAACTGGACCAGCCGGTTCTAGTTTAACAGGTACTTATACTTATACTCAAGCAGATTTACTTGCAAACAATTTAGTAGATTTACTACCTGCACCTGCAGCAAATGAGTACTATAAATTTGAAATTACATTTGAATATCATTTTGGAACTACACCATATACTATATCCGGTTTCGGAAATGGAAATTTGTTGGTACCTAGTGCTAGGCTGGAATCTTTTGTTGGTGGAGTCATGTCAAGTGGAAGTGCAGATAAAGTCATAGGATTCGCTACAGGTGCAAATAGCTTAGGTTCTGCTTTACAATTTCAATTGAAAACACCCTCTACACTGACTGGAGGAGATGGACAATTGATTATTAAAATATTTTACGATATAATTACATTCTAAATAAGAGATGGAAGAGTTCAATTTTGACAATTTTGAAGAATATAGTGAGAGCCAAGAAGAACTTTTAGAGAGGTCTATGGAAAATGGTTATAAAATTCTTTCAGGAGAGATAACAATCGATGAACTTTTATTTACAACCGGAATTATAGACTTGGTATATTTACCATTTGACTTTTATAAGATGCTTTCAATGCAGAAGTTTGAAGAAGTAGTCCAAGAAGAAATGGTAAAATACTTTGAAGATCGAGAAGAATTTGAAAAATGTAAATTTCTATCTAACATGAAGTATTCAGATTATTCTAAACTTTTTAATGATTTTTATGATAGAATTTAAACAATAATACACATCACAAATATAACAACTATGGATATTAAAAAAATACAAGAAAGATTAAGAGTATTAAAAGAAGAAATAACCATGGATTCATATTATGATGGATGGACATTAAAAGGTCTTATAAAGGAATATAATGAAAAGAAAGCTTTGCTTGAAAACCTTAAAAATAATGAAGAAACATGAAACGTATCCTACTCCTACTTATTTTAATAACATCATTTATTACAAAATCTCAAACTATTAACTTTCATCCTAGTTCTTCTCCAGCAGAAATAGTTTTTTTAACTAAAGCAGCCCAAAAATATATTAATGACGATGATGTCACAATTATTTATCAACCATACTCACCTTTAAATAGAGCATTTAACGGGGTAACTTATCAATATAATAAGTATCTTTATCAAATATCTTTATCTGTATTTAGAACCGATAATATTCTAAGAACTTGGGCTTTATTTCACGAAGTAGGTCATATTATTGATTTCCACAAAGGCAGATTAGAACAAATGCCAATCCGATGGAAAGGAGAAGAATATAAAGAATATTTAGATTGGAAGGATAGGCCATGGGAAAAAAGCGCTGAAAAACACGCTAGAAAATTATGGAAAGATATAATGGGTTTTCCAGCCCCTTTTGAACTTTTAAATTCTTCTGAGATAGAATTTAAGTGCGAACATAAATAGGATATATAATATCATAATAAACATACTAATTAGTGATGAAAAACAAATTTATAAATGAAAACACATATTTAGATGCGTCTAATGATTTTGTAAAAGAATTAGAAAAATCAAAAATTTTAGCAGATAATATAGATGTTTCAGTTGGCCCTTCTCAATGGGGTAAACCAGGAGAACTTAGATTTAGAGACCATGTTACATTAAGAGCAGCTGGAATAGAAACTGAGTTATACGTAATACCTAGAGGAAGTTACACTGAATTCGAATTATATACCGATACTGGATATGATACAGGAAGAGAAGTAAAAGTAGGTGATGCTAAGACTATTATTAAAGCAATGAAAAGATACGTTAATAAAATGAATGAATCGATGGTTAATGAAGCTAAAGTCAAACTTCCTAAAGGAATTGTAAAGCATAAAGATATTCCAACTTGGGCTGGGTGGGTTGCACAGCATTCTGATGGAGAATGGACTTGGTACGAATCTTACCCTTTTGTCGTTAACTTTAAAGACGGTGGAGGTGCTTGGAAACAAGAAGAATCAGAAGGATATCAAATTTACACTGGAGTAAAAACAGACCCTAAAAACTGGAAAGAAGGCCCATATCGAGTAAGATATGATGGAGATGTTGTACTGAAAGAATCTAGACATGTAATGACATTAGAATCATTTGTAAATGAAGGTAAAGTTGATTGGAATATCATCGCAAAAGAAGTAGCAAATAGATTGAAAGAAGGTTCATGGCCATGGGCAATTAAAAATGGCGTAGAAAATATAACCACTGAAAATATCGGAAGTGTTCTTATAAGCGGTGGATATACTACTACTTCTGGTGTCGAAAAAAATATAGGAGGTGTTATTGATAAAGTATTAGCTCTTGTCAAAGAATCATTTGTAAATGAAGAATTGCCTACACAAGAAATAGACCCAAATGCTTTTCAAAATCCTTACAAATCAGATAAGAATTTCTTTAAAAGAGGTTATAAAGATGAAGAGGTAATGGACGATGTTGTTAAGACTAGACCTGTAAAAATACAAGCAAGCCAATTAAAACCATCACAAGATGCAGTATATTTAGGAAAAGCACTTGGCATGGCTATTGGTGGTGTTGAAGGCGGAAATCTTGAAGCTGTTATATCACAAGACAATAGAATCTTAGATGGTCATCATAGATGGGCAGCTACTATCTTTAATAACCCTAAAGCAAGGGTAGGAGGGGTTCAAGCAGAACTTAAAATTGGAGATTTAGTACCAGTTCTTAGACAAGCAGGAGATGCACTTGGAAATAAAAGAGGTCTTCCACCAAAAGGAGGAGACCAAAATATTTTCAAAGCAACTTTAGATGATGTCAAAGACGCTATATATGATGGTAAATATATGAATCCTCAGTTTTATAACAGAGATAAAGCAATTGCTTGGTTTGAAGAGCAAGGTGAAAAGAAAATACAAAGTGCATTGAATCTTTTACAAAGAGTTGGTCCTCCAGCTGGAGCTCCACCAAGAGCAGATATGCCTAAGATTGAACCAGAACAGGTTCAACAAGTTGCAAAAAAACTACAAGGTGGTGCAATTGATGTAAGAGCACCCTATGTAAAAGAAGAGTTGAATCATTTAACTTCTTTAGAAAATTTTATAGATGAAAAGAAGCCAGGTCCAGATCCTTACATGACCGGTTTAAGTGATGGCGACGAAGAGGATAAAGAGGAGCAAATGAAAAAGCAGGCTGCCATGGACGATGACGATCCAAATGCATATAAAGATATGCCAGGAGACAAAGAGGCCAGAGAAAAAGGCGACATGAAGAAATCAAAACATACTAGTGCGTATCATAAAAAATTCAAGAAAGTTAAAAGTCTTGAAGAGTTTGCAAATGATTGGGCGGTTATTAAAGAGGGATATAATGCAGATGCAGTCGCTCAAAATGTTGTAGTTGCGCTAGACAGCGCTGCCCAATTCTTTCCAAGATATCAACCTGCTGAAGCAGAAGCAGAAGTAAAAGATGTATTGAAGAAATATAAAAAACTAAAGGGTAAAAATGCTGAAAAAGCAGCTAAAGAGATAAGAAACTCTTTAGAAGATAGAGGTTTATTAGCAAATGATGTTTTACCATTAGATGTAGAAATAATCATTATGGATAACCTTAATGAATCTAAAGTACATGAAGCTGCAACTGATAGATTTTTACAATCAGCAGCAAGAAACTTAGCAAAACAGATGAGAGGAAAATCTGCTAGCAGGACAACTCTTAAGAATCGATTAAATTCAATGCCATTGGCAAACATGCTTAAACCAGATGAATTGGAAAAGATTATTGATTATGCAATGGAGGAAATGGGATTAGCTGAATCAGTAAATGAAGGTACAGATGATGTTGTGTTTACAATAGATGATGGAAATTTAGATAATAAATTTTTAATGACTAAAAGTCTTTCCAGAAATCTAGACTATCAACATGACAGCGGAGACCAATATTATGTTTTACCAAAAAGAGATTTTGATAGATTAGAAGACTATGCAGATTCTCATGGTTATGATACAGACACTATTTATGTAATTGAAGAATCAGTAAATGAAGAGAAAGACAATCTTTATTTACAACTACATAGAAAATATGCTCAACAAATCAAAGGACTTAAGGCTAAAAAGATTAAGAAATTAACTGACTTAGTAAGTGTACAAAGATGGTCGATGGAATATAGAGAAGACTATTTCGATATGGATAAAAAGAAAAAGAAAGAACTTTCAGCGGAATATGATGAGGAAAGAAGGCTATTTAAGAAATATATGGCTAAAGACTATTCAGTAATGCTACCTAAAGGAACAGAAAGTCTTAGAGAATCCATCAATGAGGGAGAAATATCTGATACATTCGATCTTATTTTAGATACTATTAATAAGTATAAGAAAATAAAACCAGTAAAGCCATATTTTAATGCAGATAGAAGAATGGCATTAAAATCTAAAGGACTTGAGAATTTAGAAGATATCCGTGACCATTTAGATAAAACTCTAAAAGATTTTACAGTTACGTCAATTTCTAAAGGCGATAATTATCCTTCGCAAGAAAGTTTTAGAGTAATTAATAAAAATAGAAAAATTTATTCTATTGCAATGGACCTTAAGGAACCTGGAGAATTTGATATTACATACTCAGACTTAAATGAATCAGTTAATGAAGAGAAAGACCAAACTAACGATAAAAGCAAAATAGACGGTGAAGGTATAGAAACTGGTCTTAAGAAAAAGGCTGATGAAACTGGAGTTCCAATTGGAATTTTAAGAGTTATTATGAGAAGAGGAATGGCAGCTTGGAAAAGTGGTCACAGACCTGGAACTAATTCAACTCAATGGGGTTATGCTAGAGTAAATTCATTCTTAACAAAGGGTGATGGAACTTGGGGCAAAGCTGACAAAGATATGGCTAAAGAGGTAAGAGATGGTGGTCACGATAAAAAACTATAATATATAAGTTATGAAAAAAGTAGTATTATTTGAACAATTTGTTAATGAGAACATTAACAAAAGAATTCCGGAATTCGTAGAAAAAATTAAAAACGCGGAGACTGAATTCGATGCAAAAAATAAAAGGTCAGAGATACTTAAATTAGCTAAGAAATCTGGCGGAGAAACTATCGACCAAGATACTAAATTTACCTATTCTCCAGATGGTGAAATATTTGTCGTATATAAATATGAAGACCAAGATGCAGTAGATGCCTGGTTATATAAGGGTGAAGGATCTGAAAAGTCTAAAGAAAATCTAGTAAAGTCTATGGTATATGCTGAAACTGGAAGACCCGGTTATAGAGTAATGTCAGATGGCAGTAAAACAAAGATAGGTAAACACGGAGAAACAAAATATTAAGATTATGAGCAAAGTAGTATTATTTGAAAAATTTATAGAAGAAAGGTCAAATGCCGGGAGAGCATGGCAAGGAAGATTAGATAACGTAGACGATTTAATGGCCTGGTTATATAGAAAAGATATTCTTTCAACACAGGATAAGATGGAAAAAGACAAGATATTTACCGGATATTATAGATTCTATAATGACGGAGATACACCAGATTGGTTAAGAATAGATCGAAATGAAACTCCTGAAGAAGCATTAGAAGACGCTCTTGACAACTTTATTAAGGAAATACTTGCTAAATATGCTGGTAAATATGATAGAAACACATTTAGATACGATACTCTGTTATCTCAATTAAATACTTTAAAAAGTAATTTGAAAGATACTGCTACTCCGCAGTTTTCTCAATACGACGTACATTCTTTTTTATATTTCTATAATAAAAATCCTAAAACTGGAAATGCAAAGTTTGATAAATCAGTTGTGCAGTTAGAAAAATTATTTAAAAAATTCGAAAAAACAGCAGATGCTCAAATTGAAAAATATCTTAAAGATAGTAAAAAGAAAGAAGAATTTGGAGGAATATCTACAAATCTTATTTTAGGTGCTAAAGTTGAGAAAATGCTAGATGCAGGAATATGGAATGACAAAAACAAAAAAGAATATAAAGATATAGTTGAAGTGGGTGATAGACTTTATCAAATGATTGAAGAAATTATTGAAGGTATAAAAATGGCTCAGAAACTAGAAGAAGGTAATTATGAAGCATTAGACAAATCTACTTTAATTATGGAAAAGTCAAGTGGTAGAGACTTTATGAATTATGTGTTAGCACATAAAAAAGGAACAAGTGCTTTCAAACAATTTAAAATTTCAGATGAACATAGAAAAGAAATAATAGATATGTGTATTGAAGTTATGGATGAAGTAGGAGATAAAGGTTCTTCTGTTCTTGGAAGCGGCTTATATATTAATGATGAAAAATTCTTAAGAGCATATTCACAAGGAAATGTAGGACCTGAAAGAATTTACAATAAGGTTGAAGCATTTTTAAATAAAAACTATCCTAAATTAGATGTAAGAGTATCTAAAGGAAATATGGACTAAGATTATGAAAAAAGTAGTATTATTTGAACAATTTATAAAAGAAGCATCTAGGGGTAAATGGACTAAAATCGATCCTAAAAAAGATAAGGACCTAGATGACCATTTTTACGATTTAATAAATGTTGCATATGCTGAAATAGGAGGCCATGTTAAAATCAATAAACCAGAAGACGTATTTGCTGATAAAGACTGGACTTTTTGGAGAGGAATAGACCTTCATGGTTCTCCAGACTTAGACCTTATTATTTGGGGTAAAGATACCAAGTATGGCGTTAAATTTGCAGGAGTCGGTCATGATGGTGAAAGAGACAGCAGAAAAGAATACTTAAATCATAAAGGCAGCGACCTTAAAAAACTAGGATATTATGGTGAAGTCTCTGGTAAACTAGCAGAAATTTTACTAATTAAATATGGAGTTCCTGCAGTATCTGATGAAGCAGAAGTAGAAGCTGCTATTGGTGGTAAAAATGTCGAATGGCATGGACAACATCCTAAAGATAATACTATTCCTGGAAATGGATGGTACAGCAGAAAAATAGGAGGTCAGATGCATACTAAGATACTTGTAGGTAGACCTAAAATATAAATATGAAAGTTGTATATTTACATGGTCTAGAGTCAACATCAAGGCCATCGAATCCTAAGATAAAATGGTTAAATGCCAATTTTGATGAGGTATATGCTCCCCAAATTGATTATAGAAATGAAAAGACTTTCAAAGACCTTTTAAGTAAAATTAAGTCAATGAACCCAGATCTTATTATTGGTTCTTCAATGGGCGGATATTTTAGTTATATTATTGGAAGTACTCTTAAAATTAAAACATGTCTATTTAACCCAGCAGTTCATAGTAGAAGTATGGAACCTGCAGTTGATGATTCTAATAAAAAAGGAAATCAAAATAATGTTTATTTAGGAGATAAAGATAGAGTAATTCCAGGAGATGGCGTTAAAAAATACTTTGCTTCACACGGCACGGGAACTTTTAAATATAGTTCTTACAAAGGAGGACACAGAGTACCTTATAATGTTTTCACTTCATCAATTGCTGAAGTAGCAGGCATAAAAGAGTCTTTACATATAATGCTATACGAAGAATATAACCAGAGTAAACTAAAGTAACTTTAATAATATAATAGATATGAAATTTGTAAAATCATTCCAAGACTACAACAATGTATCAGAAGGTCTTAAACAACACGTAGAAGAGGGGTTAGATTTAACTAATTCTTTCTTTAGATTAGGAAGCGAGGCTTACACTAAATTGTTTGAAGAAGTAAAAGAATACTGGGATAAAGGTAATATTATTCTTAAAGGACCTAGCGGTTGGATGGCAAAAAACCTAGAAGTAGGTAAAAAAGCTGTTTATAAACCAAGAGGTGGAAATCAAATAAACGTAAAATTAGATAGTCCAGAAAGAGGAGGAAAGGCTAAATTTAGAGTTTATAGAAATAGTGGTAGAACTGACAAAGAGGGTAATATTGTTGCAAAGATTGTTCAATGGGGCGATCCTAGTACTACTGTAAAAAATGACGATCCAGGTAGGGCTGCTAATTTTTGGGCTAGACATGGTTGTGATAAAAAGGAAAAGATGAATCCTGATAAGGCTGGATTTTGGGCTTGTTATGGGCCAACTCTTTTTGGAAAGCAATTAGGTCTTAAATCAGATAACCCATGGTAGATAAACCTTGTAAATGCCAAACATGTAAATGTGGTAAAGAAGAATGGGCTTCCATCGAAGAAAAGATGACTGACTTTACAAGACCTTTTACTGAAGACTTTATTGGCAAAAATAAAATCATAAGGAAATTCGATCCCAAAGCAGAAGACCATTTATTCAAATGGCATATTGACCCAGAATCTAGAATTATAAAGGCAACAGAAGAAAATGATTGGAAGTTTCAACTAGACAATCAATTGCCCGAAAAATTAGAAGTAAATAAATCAATATTAATTAATAAAGGAGAGTATCACAGACTTATTAAAGGTACAAATAAACTTGTTTTAGAAATAGAATTAATAGAAGAATGAAAAGATTCTGGAGATGTTTATTAGGTATTGATAAGAATGGATTTAAAAAATATAAAATCCGTAAAAATAGACATAGGTCAGTTTGGAGAGCAAGAACTACGAAAAAAACAAATTTTAAACTTCAGGTAATTTTTGATGAGACTGCAAAATACAAGTCTAAAGACCCAATAAACCAGTACGATATAAATAAATTATGGGGAATTAGTGATTGTGGTGAACACCACATGAGATGTTCTATTAGATTTGGTTGGAGATGGTTAAATGGAAATTTAGAACTTCATTGGTTCAAACATGAGGGTAGTGAATTTATTTTCGAAAAAATAAAAAATATAGAAATTGACAAACCAGTAAATTTAGAAATTGATATTATAGATGGTTTCTATGTTGTGACAGTCGATAGAGTTTCTAAATACACGCCTAGACCCTGTTCTGGCAATTACATTAAATATAAATTATATCCTTATTTTGGAGGAGATGAAACAGCTCCACATAATATCAATATAAAGATAAAAGAAATGGACTGCTAATATTTTAACAGTCCATTCTTTTTAAGATTTATTCAGATATCAATTAACTACTATCTTCTGAATTACAATGTTTTCTTTTATAATCATATAGATTCCAGTAGAAAGTTTATCAGGATTAACCTCTTGACCCATCATGTTTATTATTTTAAGATTTTCTTCTTTAATAGTCTTTAAAACATTAGCCGGAGTACCTTCTCCATTAGATATGATTATTGCACTTGCATCTGAGTTTGAATCTATTTGAGCATCTGGTTTAGATATGATAATGACGTCATCTATTGGTGATATTCCACCTTGTGAATTTTCAATATCTAAGTTTCTTTGAACTTGAGAAACTGCGTATCCTGCATTTAATCTTCCAGCTCCCATTTGCCCTATATAATCAGGGTTTAAATCGTCTATATTTCTTGCAGTGAATCTTAGTATACTATCAATTTCTTCATTAGTTATTGTAGGGTCTAAAGAAAGCATAAGACCAACTGTACCTGTAACCATAGGAGCAGCATAAGAAGTTCCGCTTCCGAATAGATACCAGTTAGGTGCTGCAGATAAAGGTACTACATAACCAGGAGCCATTAAATCTACACTTGCATTATGTTGGTGAGTTCCACCACTTCCATAAGTATTCCAGTGTTTATCATCAGCACCAACACTAGATACTGCGAATACATTTTCGAATGCTGCTGGGTAAACAAGAGCTTCAGAACCTCCACATGTTGAACCATTTCCGGCAGCTGCAACTAAAAATGTACCATTATCATATATTTCATTCATTGCGTCTTGAATATATTGATTGAACGTACATCCGCTAGTCCAACTCATATTTATAACTCTGTAACCTGAATATGAAGCTTCTAGAACTTCATTGTAGTTCATTCTATAAAGTGCAAGTTTAGAATTGTAACCATGGCTGGCAAGTCCTAAACCATTGGCATTAAGTGGGTTATTGGTATTTCCAGCAGCAAGAATAGCAACTGCAGTACCATGACCTTGACTAGATGTATTTGTGTTATCATAATGAACTACCTTTCCTACAATTTCTTCGTGATTTACAAAGTAATTTTGATCAGATATTGCAACAGTTGCAGAATCTCCTTTTGAGAAATTCCAAGCCTGCGCAGCGTTTGTTAATTTTAAAGGCCAGTGAGACCAATATCCAGGATCTGTTGGTGCTACTCCGTAATTATTAAATACCCCATAATCTATAGGTTCTTCTAATGATTTGTAATTAGGTCCAAATTCAACTCCTTTGATTCCTTGCATTTCTACCATACTTACATAAAGGTCATTTACGTCACAGTCACATTTAATTTCATAAACATTTAGAAGTCTTTCATTTCTAGATGCTGGTAATGCCTGTTCTATTGAAAGGTTATATTGAGCATCTAAAATCTGCCATTCTTCTTTTTCTGTTATTTGATTTGGATTTTTAACTGTTGCCCACACTACGCCCTGTGCAAATGACATGGAAGTTAAGAAAATTGCTAATAATGATAGCGCTAAGGTTTTTACTGTTGTTTTCATCTTTATATCTATTTTAATTTATTTTTGTTTTTTTAAATTGTGCTTATAATAATAAGTCTTGTCAGTTGAAGCAGAAAGAGTATTGATATAAACAATGCTCCTCCTGCTTTTAAATCTTTTAATCTAGATTCCATTTAATTAATAACTATAACTTTTTTAGTACCGAATAAAGTATCTTTCTGATAAAATTTGGCAATGTAATTTCCTTCTAATAAGTTTTCAATTCTTACTTTTCTTCTGCCTTCTTCTATTTCTACAATTTTAGTTTGTCCAGTATCAGTGTTAAGTAACTCGACCGTTGTTATTTCTGCCCAGTCTTCCCATTCCATTTTTACTTCTGAAATAAAAGAAGGATTTGGGTAGATTCTAACTCTGAAGTTTTCTAACATGTTTGAAGATTCTACAACATCCGGTTTTTGAATAAAGTCATATTGACTCATTGCATTTCCACTTGTTAAAAGTGCTAAGGTTAATAGTGTTTTTGTAACGTTTCTTTTCATAATTTTAAATAATTTATTTGTTTGATGTATCTATGTCAAACGTGCGCAATAGTTCCATATTTTAAGTGACTTTAACGTAAAAATAATACTTAAGTACTATAGTCATATAGACATAAAGTATTAGTACCATATAATACTTTATGTCATTGTAAACTTTTCAATCAAATAGATATATAAATAGTATGGAAGAACTATATGAAAAAGGATGGTGGTTACAAGTTAGCCCGCTAGCAAGAACCGTTCCTGAACAAGAATGGATTGTTGGTGTACTTAGAAAGGGAAAAGCCTCCTGGATAACAGAAGTTTGTAGCAGTGGGTTTGCCAATCCACAATCTGCTATTAAATGGGGAAAGGAGTGGATTGATACCTACAACATGACAAAAATGATAAAAAAATATTAGTAAAAATGGCAAGAAGAAAGACAATTATTTGGGAAGGCTATGAATGGCAAATTGGAGAAAGATGGGGAATAATTCACCCAGAAAAACCAATATGCTACTATGATAAAGACGCTGTTAAAATCAGCGAAGATGGTGAATTAGAACTATATACTCATTATAACCCTAGAAAATTCAAAGATAAAACTGTAAATACAGGAGTAGGTCTTATTAATTGTAAAGAAAAGTTCGAATATGGTAGATTTGATATTGATATTAAATTACCTAAAGGACCCCTTTTATGGCCAGCATTTTGGATGTGGTCTTATGAATCTTGGCCACCTGAAATAGATGTATTTGAGGGATACTCTAATAAAAAGGGAAGTTACTTTAATTGGAACATCGATGCTCTTTGGGGTAATTTTTGGAATGTCAAAAGTAATTTACATTTAGGAGTTCAGCCAGATAATTACCAATATGGCGCAAAAAGACACTGGTTAGGATGGAAATGTCCAAGCGAAGATTTTCATAAATACAGCGTTGAGTGGTTTCCAAATGAAGTCAATATATTATTCGATGATAGGCTTGTAAGAACCATCAAAGATGAAAAGACTTTAATGCAGTTAAGAGATATGCCAATGAACATTATCATTAATACACATACTCAACCTGGATATCCTTCTGATGATAAAGAATTAGTCACAAAAATGGTTTGTAAGAATTTTAGATATTCTAAATTCTATCCATATAACCTCTAGTCTTCGGATATATACTTTATGAAATTAAGCATCATCATGCAATCATATCTTGGAGATTATCCGGGAGCTAGGTCTAAACCTGAAGAAAAGTTTATTAGGGCTGTTTATTCAGTAATTGCACAGACTTCTCCTAATTGGGAATTGATAATAGTTTCAGATGGTTGTGAAATTACAGAAAGACTCTATAACACTCATTTTAAGAACTATAGAAATATTAAATTTAAAATGGTTGAAAAACCAGAAGAATCTAAAATGTATGTTTATTCTCTTTCTGGAGATAAATTCTATAGAGGAGCTCCAAGAAAAGAAGGAGTCAAAATAGCAACAGGAGATTGGATATGTTATTTAGACAGCGATGATATATTTTTAAGAGAAGGCGTTGACGATATTTTAAAGCAAATTCAACGAGCAGAAGACATGAAGTTGAACAAAACCAATCTAGAACTTAGATATATTTTCAATGAATGTATTATAGAAAATTTAGCATTGATGCAAATAGAAGATTTGATAGAGGCTAAGATTGAATCAGGTGTTGAATTAAAAAGAGACCATAAAAGAGAATCAATTGGATCACCTTTTGAAATAGAAGGACTTGAAGGTGTATGGCAATCTGTTAAAACTGTTTTTAGAGATAAAAGAGACCAAAAAGTTCTTCCAATTTCAACAGCACAATTTTTACATAAAAGAGGCTGGCCTGAATGGGAATGGGGAGACAGTAGTAGCAGCACAGTTTCAGAAGACAATGCTTTTATTAAACCAATAACATTAAAAGGAGAAGAAGCCAAACATGCTGGACTTCTACGCATAGAATATTATGTAAGATGTCACATGAAAGGGGTTTGGGACCTTTAATAAAATAAGAATTATGAAAATAGGAATCACAATATCTTTTCATCAAACCAGCATTTTTAGTTCTGGAATAAATCAAAACGCTTTATATGTAGCAATGATGCTAGACAGGGCAGGACATAATGTTCATTTGATAACTTATCAAAGCAAAGCACCAATGATAGATGTTTTAGACGCTATCTCTGATTTGCCAAATGTAAAAGCAGTAGAATATAAAGAAAGTTTCGATAATTCATACGATGTAGTCCTATGTTTAGGATATAAGGTAGATGAATCTTTAGCAGCTAGATGGAGAAAACAAAATAAAGATATTAAACTTGTAACCTATCAATGTGGAAATGATTTCATGACAGATATGGAAATGTCAGTCCATAATACAACGCCTGGAAGGGCATCTCACTATGACCAAACTACTCAAAAAGATGCTCAAGTAGATGCTGTTTGGACTATTCCTCAACACATTCAAACAAATGAGCACTGGATGGGCTACATGAAAAATACAGATAATGTTACAGTAGTTCCTTTTGTTTGGGACCCAATTCTTATTGAAAAATACTTTCAAAAATACAAGGGTGGTATTTATTCAAAAGACATGCCAGTAAATAAGTTTGCAGTTATGGAGCCAAACCTCTCAGTAATGAAGAACTTTTTAATTCCATTATGTATTTTAGAAAAAGTAAATAAAGAAGAAGAGGTTGATAGTGTATATTTCTTAAGCACTGATATCGTTAAAAAGTATGAAAGAACCAGGCAGCTACTTCTTTCTAGTTCTTTGAAAAAAGAAGGAAAGCTTTCTGCTGAATCTAGGCATCCAACTCCGAAAATATTAACCAACTATGCACATTGTATAGTTTCTTGGCAGATGTTAAATGCCCTCAACTATCTTTATTTAGATGCTGCTTGGATGGGGTATCCTGTAATTCACAACGCACACTTATGTCCTGATGTTGGATATTATTATGAAGGCTTTGATGTAGAAGAAGGGGCTAACAAGGTGAAAGAGGCAATGAATTCTCATCAAGAAAATAGCGAACAATATCTTAAGAAGAATAGAGAGACAATAACAAGATATACTAGAAATAGCGAAAAGTTAATTCAAGACTACAACATGTTACTTGAAGACCTTGTTTCTGGAAACTTCAAGAAATACAATTACAGCATAGAAGATAATTCAATCACTCAAAAATAGAGATGAGTAAAGAAGAGGACCTAGATAGAATCATAGAAATGGCATGGGAAGACCGTACTCCTTTTGAGGCTATTGAGCTTCAGTTTGGCTTGAAAGAAAATGATGTTAGAAAACTGATGAGGTCAAACCTAAAAGAAAGTTCATTTAAACTTTGGAGAAAAAGAGTAAAAGGTAGAAAAACAAAACATAGTAAAACAAGCGAATCTAAAAGGTTTAAATCTAAAAATCAAAAATAAATCACTCCAGATTTTTTTATGTCGTTTTTTATTGTTATATTTATATTATAACAAATTAAACAAATAAAATGAAAACGATTAAAATGATTTTAGGATTTACAGTATTTATGTCAGCAATTATTGCAATTATGTTAGCACCAGCTATGATTATGGCAACGTGTTTTGGATTGTCACAGACAATGTTTTTGATACTATTACTGCCTTGTTCTGCATTTGGATTCATAATAGGATTCTCGATAATGGTGAAGGTACTTGACATGGGTATCTTTGACGCACTATTAGACTAAGATATTTTAAACAAAATTAAAGTTTCTTATATAATAAGTATAAAAATATAAATTATGAAAAACATAAGAAAACATTATCCAATAGCACTAGCATTTGTTAGTTTTTTATTCTCAGTATCACTTTGGTTCTTAGGATATAAAGATGAAGGAATGTTCGTTGGTATTTGGGTACCATCAATTTTAGGACTTGCTAACTATTTTAACACCTCAAAAAAATGATAGAATCTATAATATTTGGAGTAGGTTTAACTATCTTTGTAACTTATTTGTACTTTCTTGTAAAGATGATAAACACATCTCATGAAAAACAAAGAGAAGAGTTTGAGAAAGACCCTGAAATTCAAAGTTGGAAAGTTCAAGCCATGAAGTCTATTTTAGAAGAGTTGGCTGATTCAGAAAATAGTAAAGAACTAGAAACTCAAGAATAAATGGAACTGCTGATTTTTATTATAGGTGTTCTAATATTTTCAAGTTATGTTCTTTTCTCATTCACTGAAAAGGAAGAGAAAGAAGAAGTCATTAAAATAGATGACTTTATAGACTACGATGGTCATGGTAATTGGGGAAGATTTCCACCTAAAAAGAAAAAGCGTGAAAAAGAAAAAGTTTAATAAGAAGAAGTCAAGTTTCAGTTTACCTAAGGGCAAACAAATTGTCAAATCTAGAGAGAATGTAAAGATGGGAGAATGCGGCCATCCTACCGACATAGATATTAAAAAATTCTTAGATGACTTTTATAAACCTTCTTGGGTTTATAATTTAGAAACTCTTGTTAGAAGAGGAGAAAAGCTAAGGGCAGTAAAAGAATTCAAGACTAAAGAACAGTGCGGATTAATGGTCGCTAAAGATGCAGTGGAAAAGTATATAGAAACAGGAAGATGGGACCATTATTTATTCCTTAGAAGACTAAGATTAGACCAAGCGTTTATGAATGCCACTAGCCTAGATTCAAATGGCTATAAAGAATGGTATAAAGTAAATAAAGAAAAGGCAAATAAGTCTTATTCAGAAGTAAATCAGCCGCTTTTTACAATGGACACTGTTTTTGCAGTTGCGCACGAATACTTAAATATAATTAGAAATGAGACAAGGTACTAAACTTAAAGTTGGAGACAGAGTATTAGCAAGATTTCTAGGAGAAAAGAAATATTGTGAAGTTGTTGAGGTACATGGCCAAAACAAGTATAAGATTGTATCAGTAGATGGAACCGTATTTCCAAACTCCCCTTGGAGAAAAGATGCAGAAACAAATAAGAAAGGGCATATAACAGCCCCTTGGTTTATAGAAGAAAAACTAAAATGAATATCAATAGAAAAAGACACCTATTAAAAACCATTACTTGGAGAATTATAGGTACCTTGGATACTATGTTAATAGCTTGGGTAATAAGTGGAGATCCATTAATAGGCTTTAGTATTGGAAGTGCAGAGTTATTTACAAAGATGATTTTATATTACATACATGAAAGAGTATGGTATAAATCTAGTTTTGGTATAAATAAGAATAAAGAAAAATGAATAAATTATTTAAAATATTAACTTTTATTATGGCAGCAGCCATGAGTTTTTTCTCACCAGTTACAGCAAGTCATGGACAAGGTCAATGTTGTGCAGAATGTGTTATGAAAAGAGAAGACGAAATAGAAATTGTATACGAAGACGAAGATAATCAAGATGAGTAAATAACTCAATGGCCCGTTCGTCTAGTGGTTAGGACATCGCGTTTTCATCGCGGAGACAAGGTTTCGATTACCTTACGGGCTACAAAATCAGTAGGTTGGTCCATGTAA